GCGGCCTGGATCGAGTAAGGGAGCGCGTGCAGCGCGCATTCCGGCTGCAGGGGGGAACCCGGGGCCTCGAGATCGTCGATGGCCCCGGGGGCACCGTCGAGTACGAGACGTTCACCTGCATCCACTGCAACGAGATCGTCCGGGTCCCGCACCGGGCGAGTCCAGACGACTGTGGCGGGTTCTGCCGGCAGTGCATGGCTCCGACTTGCCCGAAGTGCACGGCCAAGGGCGTCTGCACGCCGTTCCTGAAGAAGGTCGAGGAGATCGAGCGCCGCGCCCGGATGCTGGCCGCGATCGGCGTCTGAGAGAAAGGAGCGGTCGTGGGCCCGCTGCGCATTTCGTCGAACGGCCGCTACCTGCTCGAGAACAACGGAACGCCGATCTGGCTCCAGGTCGACTCCGGATGGGAACTGTTCACGCAGCTCAATCAGTCGGACGTCCAGTTCTACCTCGACACTCGTGTAGCGCAGGGATTCAACGCCTGCCTATGCGAGTTCATGGACCACCAGTTCTCGCCTGGCGGAACCACCACACCGAACAACGCCAACGGCGACACGCCGTTCACCGGCACCGTTCCCAGTACTACATCGCAGGATTTCACTACGCCGAACGAACCGTACTGGGCGAACAACGACTGGGTGATCGATCGCGCTGCTGAGCGAGGAATATTTCTGCTGGCCACTCCCGCGTATACGGGGTTTCTCGGCACGCAAGAGGGCTGGTACGACGTCATGGCCGACAACGGCACCGCGCGGTTGGCGACGTACGGGAACTTCATCGGCAGTCGATACGCCAGCAAGAACAACCTCGTGTACGTGCACGGAGGCGATCGCAATCCCGCAAACATCGCGCTCGTCGATGCAGTTGCGAACGGGATCCGCGCGAAGGATCCGACGAAGCTGTTCACGGCGCACGCCGCGCCGGAGACCAGCGCAGCGGACGAGTTCGGTGCCGAGGGCTGGCTCGACATCAACAGCACCTACTCCTACGACGGCATCTCGACCGCGATGGACGTCTACAACAAGTACCTCATCGACTACAACCGGTCGACGGTGCGTCCTTATCTTGGACCGCTCGAGAGTCAGTACGAGCAGGAGAGCGCCGATCCGCAGGGGAACGCCTGGACCGCGCAGAGGATCCGGCGCCAATCATGGTGGGGGGCCATGTGCGGGGCCTGCGGCCAGACGTACGGCAACATCATGTGGCGGATGACGACCGCCATCGGATGGAAGACGCACATCAACGACGCCGGCGCGACCCACATGCAGATCCTGGCGCAGATCATGAAGCCGCGTCGGTGGTACGACTGCGTTCCGGACCAGAGCCATGCCTTCGTCACCTCGGGATTCGGGACCAGCGGGGCGCTGGACTACCTGGCCGCGATGATCGACGGCCGCGGCGAACTCGCGATGCTCTATATGCCAACGTCGCGATCGTTCACGATCGATGCGACGCAGATGAAGAAGCCGTTCAACGTCACGCAGTACGATCCCACGAACGGGACCGCGACGCTGGTCTCTGGATCTCCCTTCGCGTGCGCTGGATCGAAGACGTTCTCGGCGCCTGGCACGAATGCCAGCGGGTCCGACAACGACTGGGTGTACGTGTTTGAGGCGGCGAACGAGCTCAAGATTACGCCGCACCCGATCTCTGTGAACGTCGGATTTGCGAGGCGGTAATGGCAGCCCGTAGCAGCTCAGCGTCGACATTTCTCAGCCTCGGCGCGAACCTCCCGGCGATCACGAGCAGCACGATCATGGGCTGGTTCTTCCGGGTGGGGGCCGGGACAGGAACGGGGACCGACTCGCTGTTCGCGATCGGGGACGCGAGCAACGTCGCCAACGTCTTCTGCAACGTCTCGACCGGTAAATACTCGTTGTTCGACGGCAACCTCGACCACGATTCCACGATCGCGATCGCGAACACTACCTGGACTCACTTCGCGATGACCTGCTCGGGCGCAGGCGCAAATCAGCTCATCATGTATATCAACGGAACGCAGGCGGCGACCGGCACCCTGACAGGGGTCACCGCAGCGACGATCTGGTTCATGGGTGACGGGACGGGATTCGCGGAGTGGTACAACGGACGCGTCTGCGGAGCGCACATCTTCAACCGCGCCCTCTCCGCCTCCGAGATCCTGCTCGCATCGAAGTCGATCTTCTTCGGCGGATCGATGGCGAACGTCGTAGGCGCGTATCCGATCCTGAGCGGTGGCAGCCGCACCGCGGACGTCAGCGGCCTCGGGCACAACCTGATCGACAACGGCCCGACATCGGACGAGGCCGACGCCGGAACGATCCCGATCAGCATTCCCTACTTCCCTGTCGAGCCTGCGCGTGTGCACACGATCGTGAGGATCTAGGTGAGCAGCGGCGGCGCACAACAGGTCCTCGTCGTCCGCCATGTCGACCGGAACGACTGGGTTCCGGCGGCTCTGAGCTCCCCGTTCACGCCCGCGGCCTGGTTCGATGCCCAGCCCGTGGAGCGGCCGAAGAGATCGCGCCCGCAGCCCTGGGAGCAGGGCTGGAACCTGACCGCGATGGCGTTCGCGCCTGGCCCCTGGGGCTTCGAGGCGCCGCGCGACGAGAGACCGGCGAAATGGAGGCGTCCGCCGGATAACGATCCGTACCCGTTTGACGCCACTCCGTTCGTCGCGAAGCCTGCCGGCGCAGACGCGGGTCGCGACGAACGAACGCGCCCGTGGCGTCGACCTCCGGAGAACGAGCCGTGGTCGCAGGACGCGCTGCCATTCACGCCGACGTCGATCGGATGGCTCGGCAGCGCGCCAGATCGCCCGATGGGGCCGCGCCGTGTCCCGGTCTCAGATGGCGACGGCCAAGGCGCCGGCGGGACACTGGCCGAGCTGGACTTTATCGTCGACGAGCCGCCACGGTGGTGGAAGCCATTCCGGGCCGCGTTGCTCGAGGACACCCCGTTCGCGCTGGCGCATGCGTTCCCGTTCGCGGCGATCTCGACAGTCGAGTTCGAGGACGCGGCCAGAACCCGCGCTTGGCGACGTCCGGTGCAGGAGGAGGCGTTCGTCCCGCCGGCGCTCAGCGCCCTGGCGGTTGAGGGTTGGATCGGGGCCGATAGCAGTCGGGCCCGGCCCTGGCGGTCGCCTGCGGTGCTCCCCGAGAACCCGACGCCGACAGGAATACCGCAGACGCTCGCCGTACAACCGCCACCTGCGGTCGTGGAGAGCACGCGGCCGGCACGCCTGCGCTCAGCCGCCCTGCTGCCGGACAACGCCACCCCCGGGCCGTCTCCGATGTTGCTCTTCCCGCAGCCCCCGGTCCGCGGAGACGAACCGGAGCGAACGCATGCCCAGCGTCCGCCGCTCCTGCCCGAGAACCCGACGCCAGGCCCGAATCCGCTGCTGCTGGCGCCCCAGCCGCCAGTCCGAGGCGACGAGCCAGAGCGCCCGCGTCAGCTCCGCGCCCCGCTGCACCCCGACAACGCCACGCCAACCGGCGCGCCCATGGTGCTGTTCCCCGCCGCCCCGGTCGCGCCGGTGGAGAGCGCGCGCCCGCAGGCTGGACGGTCAGCGGCGATCGCGCCCGAGAACCCGACGCCGATGGGCGCCCCGATGGCGCTGTTTCCGCAGCCGCCTGTCTCCCAGGACGACGCCCGCGTTCCGGGCTACCGCCGCCCGCGCCAGGATGCCGGGCCGCCGCCCCCGCCGGACTTTCTCGTCCAGCTCCGCACCGCCGGGTGGGAGCAGGAAGACCCGCTCGCCCGCCGCCCGAAGCGCCCGGACATCTCGGAGACCGTCACGCCGCCTGGCGCCTCGATGGTGGGCGTCCTGGGCGTGTTCGTGCCGGTGGAGGACGAATCGCGACCGCGCCTGGCCTTCCGGCGGTTCGACGAGCCGGTGTTCATCCCGGGCGCCCCGGCGCTGCCGCCGGCCATCCCGCCGAACGAGGATCCGCGCGCGCCGGCGCCCCGGGGACGCCGCGGGCTCGAGGGCACGGCGGCGGTTGGGGCGCTGTCGTTTCTGCCGCCGCTCGGCGAGGCGCCGCCGGCGGATCGGACGCACCTGGCGCGCCGGGTGCTGGCAGAGGACGTGGGCGCCGTGGGCTCGCCGATCGTGGCGCTCCTGCCCGCATTCGCCGAGGTCACTGGGCTCGAGGAACCGCGCCGCGCGCGCCGCGCTCTGCTTGACGACGGAGCGCCAGTCGGATCGCCGCTCCTGACCATTCTGCCGTTCGCTGCCGCCGAGGAGGCCGCCAGGCCGCGATGCCGCCGCGCTTGGGCACTGGCGCCGATGGACGATGTGATCGGTCCCTCGATGCCGCCCCCGCCTCCGCTCGGCTGGTTGGGCTTCGCGCCCGAGAAGATCCCGCACGCTCCGCCGCCGGTGCACGTCGTCGATGCATGGCCTGAGGCGCGCCTCGGAGAGTTTGCGTTCAACCCGCGGATCATCCCCCGCGCGCGCCCAGGAGCCTTTGGCACCCGCGTCGGAGCCCGCGGAAATTCCGGCCCGACCAACGACGGCCGAGGATAGGCGAATGGCCCAGACGCTCCCGGACATCAACCTCGGACCGGGCGACACCGGCCCGGTCCTCCAGGACACCCTCAACAACGGCAACCTCCCGGACGGAAGCCCCGGCGGCCCCATGGACCTGACCGGCGCCACGGTGGTGTTCGAGTACCAGGACCGCGGCCAGACCGCCAACCCCGTCACCCGCCCGGTGACCATCGTGGGCGACCCCACGCAGGGCAACGTGGAGCTCGACTGGATGACCACCGGAGGTCCCGTGGCGCCCGGCGACTACGACTGCCGCTACGTGGTCACCTTCGCGGACGGCCACCAGGTCACGGTCCCGGACGGCACCGAGCTCACCGACACCGGCCAGGTGGCCGACAGGTTCCTGTGGCTGCACGTCGGACGGGCGTTCGTGCAGGTCGCCTGATGGCGGAGCCCCGCCAGAACCTCGCTTGGTGGCCGCCCGATGGCCTCGTGATCGCGGTGCAATACTGGGCTGGCGACGAGCCGCAGGCGATACGCCTCGCCCGCCTGCTCGCCGACATCGAGCCCGAGCGCCGCGATGACGTCACGATCGCGCTCTGCCGCCGCTTCGACTGCCCGAAGTCGCCTGAGGCCCAGGCCGCCTACTGGCACTGCGCCGAGAAGTTCAAGGTGATGTTCGTGCAGAGCCAGCGGATGGGCGAGGGCCACCCCGACGGCTGCAACGCGCTCTGGGGCGGGACCTTCGCGGCGCTCGCTCGGTCCTGGGCACGGGGACGCCTGCGGTGCGAGAGCGCCTTCTTCGTGGAGCCGGATGGCGTGCCGCTGCACCGGGACTGGATCGACCGCCTGCGCGCCGAGCACGCCTCTGCGCTCCGCGCCGGACGCAGGATCACCGGCTGCCTGACCGAGAACCCGATCCCGCACGTCAACGGTACCCTCCTGGCTCACCTATCGCTCTGGTACGACGCCCCATCGATCCGCATCCCGCCGCCGGTCGGCCAAGCCTGGGACCTCTTCCACCGCGCGCCCCTGCTCCAGCACACGCAGCCGACGTCACTCGTCCGGAACATCTATGGCGCCACCGGATGGACGCCAACTGCCCTCAAGGCGATGAGCCGTGAGATCGCCTGGCTGGCGTCCGCCAAGGACGACACGGCGTTCGAGTACGCCCGCACGCTGGTGGCCGCGTGACGTTCTACGAGCCGCACCCGACCTGTCAGATCCCGAACCTGCCGGCTCTCTACGAGGACCTCTTCGGCCGCACCGACTGCGGGCAGTTCGTGGAGGTGGGCGCCTACGACGGCGAGACGTACTCGAACACGTCGTTCCTGGCCGACCTCGGCTGGCGGGGTCTCTACCTCGAGCCGATCACCGAGCAGGCCGCCGCCTGCGCGCTCCGCCACCTCCGCAACTTCCGGACCCGCATGTTGCCCGTGGCCGCCGCTGCACATGACGGGATGATCGAGCTCCTGGTCCGAGGCCCGCTCACCACCGGTTCGCCTGCCGTCGCTGCCCTCCACGACCGCCTCGCCTGGGCCGACGCTCACCGGCACCAGGGCCGGCGCATGGTCCCGTGCCGCCGCCTCGGTCCGCTACTTGAGCAGGCGGGCTACCCGGCGGACTTCGATCTCCTGGTGGTCGACGTCGAGGGCGCCGAGGCGGACGTGATCGCGGGCCTCGACCTCTCACGCTGGCGCCCACGGGCCATGATCGTCGAGCTGCACGAGGGCAACCCCGAGCACGAGGCGTTCGCGAACGAGTCGCGCGCGCTGCGCGCGGCGATCGAGACCGCCGGCTACGAGGTCATCTACGCCGACCAGATCAACACCGTATTTCGGTGTCGCGATCGCCATCCAGCGGATGGCCGACGCGCATTCGTCCACGGCTAGGCGGTGTTAACACCGAATTTTCGTCTCGATCGGCTGTCGCCGATGCTGGTCCCGTGGCCGCCGCGCGAAACCTCGGACGATCGCGCTCCGTGAAGGTCGTCGGCTTCCGCCTGTCCGCTGCGGAGCGGGCGGCGGGCGAAGCCGTGGCCGACGGCATGGGAGTTCGCCTCGGCGAGCTGGCGCGGCGGGCGTATCTCGCGGCGGTGGCGGCGGCGGACGCGAAGCCGGGCGGACGGGGTGCGTTCGAGGGCGTGTTAACACCGGCGGGAATGGTGTCAACACCGCGCAATGGCAGGGAATTGCGGGTTGAGTACGACCGCGAGGATTGACCGATGGCGGACCAGAAACCGAAGAAGACCAGGAAGCTGACAGCGCGACAGGCTCGCTTCGTCGCCGAGTACCTCGTCGATCTCAACGCCTGCCAGGCCGCCATCCGAGCCGGCTACAGCCCAAAGGTGGCAGAGACCTGCGGGCCGCGGCTGCTCAGGAATGCTCAGGTGGCCGATGCGATTTCCAAGGCGAAAGAGGCACGTACGGTCCGCACCGAGATCACGCAAGACCGCGTGCTCGAGGAGCTTGCCGCGCTGGCGTTCTCGGACGTGACCCACTACTCGGTGGACGACGCCGGCAGGCTCACCGTCGCGGACGGCGCTCCGCCATCCTCCCGCCGGGCTATCTCGTCGATCAAGAAGCGGCGCATCGTCGACAAGGACGGCGGAGTCACGCACGAGGTGGAGATCAAGCTATGGGACAAGCCCGGGCCGCTGAAGCTGGCGGGCCGGCACGTGGGACTGTTCCCGGATAGAGTCGAGATCACGGGCAAGAACGGCGGCCCCGTCGAAGCTGGTCTCAAGGCCGATGGCATGGTGCTCGACATGCTGAAGAAGCTGGCGGGCGAGGCCGAATAGCGCGCCGTGAGCCTCTCGCTTCTCGCGCGGGCGGCGCAGAAACAGGGCGGCGTCGAGGCCCTGGTCAGGGCGCTCGGCGTCGATCGAGCCGAGCAGGTGGCGCGCTGCTGGCGGGCGATCGCGAGACCCGAGCAGCTCCCGCCGCAGGGCGACTGGCTGGTGTGGCTCGTTCGGGCGGGCCGCGGTTTCGGCAAGACCCGCTGCGGGGCGGAATGGGTCAAGGAAGAGGTGGAGAGCGGGCGGCGCGGTCGGTTCGCGCTGGTCGCACCCACGGCAGCCGACGTCCGCGACACCATGATCGAGGGCGAGAGCGGCCTCCTCTCGCTCTACGCCAACGACAACGACGGCAGGCCAGAATACGAGCCGTCCAAGCGCCGCATCACCTGGCCGAATGGCGCCATCGCCACGACGTTCTCGGCCGAGGAGCCGGACCGCCTCCGTGGCCCTCAGCACGACGGATTCTGGGCCGACGAGCTCGCAGCGTGGGCCGATCCGGAAGCCACCTGGGACCAACTGCAGTTCGGTCTGCGGCTCGGCAAGAACCCTCGCGGAATCGTCACGACGACGCCGCGTCCGATCGCGCTCATCCGCAAGCTGATCGCCGATCCCGATACCGTCGTCACCCAGGGGTCGACCTACGACAACGCGGCGAACCTGGCGCCATCGTTCCTGAAGAAGATCCGGGATGCCTACGAGGGCACGCGGCTGGGGCGACAGGAGATCCACGCCGAAATCCTCGACGACAATCCAGGCGCGCTCTGGAAGCTGGCGCAGATCGAGAAACTACGCGTGCGAACGATGCCCGAGCTACGCCGAATCGGCGTAGGCGTCGACCCGGCGGAAACCGCCAACGAGAACAGCAACGAGACCGGGATCGTGGTAGCCGGCGCCGGCGAATGCAGTTGCAAGGGCACGCCCGAGATCCACGGATTCGTGTTCGACGATCGATCAGGGATATACACGCCAGACGGTTGGGCCAAGCAAGTGGCAAGCGCCTACCACGATCATGACGCCGACCTCGTCATCCCGGAGGTGAACGCTGGCGGCGACCTGGTGGTCTCGAATCTCCGCACGCTGGGCGACAAGGACCTGGCCATCTATACCAGTCCGACGGGACGCCCCGGTGTGGTCGCGTCCCGAGGTAAGCAGACGCGCGCGGAGCCGATCGCCTCATTCTACGAGCAGGGAAAGGTGCACCACGTCGGGACACTGTCCAAGCTCGAGGATCAGATGACGCAGTGGAACCCGCTCACCGACCGGAAGAGCCCGGACCGCGTTGATGCGCTGGTTTGGGTGCTGTCCTGGCTGATGCTCCAGAAGCACGCCCGAACCATGTTCGAGGCTCTCTAGCCGTCTTCCTTGTGCCCTTCGACCTGGCGCAGCCGCTCCACCGCCTGCGCCTTTGTCGCGTATGGGCCGCCTAGGTGCTTCTCGCCGCTCTCCGAGTAGACGTGCCAGCCGTCGGACTTCTCGATGATGCGATCGGAGGCCGACACGTCGTCCTGCGCGCGCGCGCCGCGCGTCTGCTTGGCCGTGGCGGCGGGAGCCGCCTTCGTGCCCGGCGTTGTTGCCACCGGCTTCGCCGCCGTTCCAGGAGCCCCGCCCGGTGATCCTGGTCCGGCCGGCGGCGGCTCGATCTGCTGCGCGAGTTCCTCCGCCATTTCGACGTCCTCTTCTTCCATGGTGCGATACGTGCCGGAGTCCTTGAGCTCGCGCGCGACCCCGCCCTCGGTGAGCACAGCGGTCTGCAGGTAGATCTGGTCGCGCTGCGCGCGCGTCAACTCGATCTTCGCGCGATCGACGTCGCTGACCTGCCACAGCGGCTTGAACTTGAACGCGAACTTCTTCGGCATGCGCCCGAGAGCGGAGCGCACGAGCACATCGTAGAGCCGAGCCAGCGGCTTGCGCAGGTGCGTCCGCTGCTTCGCCGCGACGTGATCGTAGTAGTTGCGGATATCGGCGTCACCGGTCGCGTTCAGGCCAGGCGCGCTCTGGCCAAATAGCCGCGTCATCGGGATGTCGGCAGCTCCGCAGACATCGACCATGAAGTTGACCAGAACGTTGTTGAGTCCGGAGAACGACGTCGTCTTCTGCTGGTACTCCTCGGTCTCCTTGTCGAGCAGCACAGATCGGTTGATCGACTTCATAGCCGCCATCGCGGCGTAGCGGGCCTGAACGGTCGCCGTGCCGTTGTTGCTGGAGAGCATCTCGGCCAAGCCCGCCGACTTGAAGATGTCGACGTTCGCCTCCCAGATGAGCGACGCGATCCCGTTCGTGGCCGTGTCGTAGTTCTTCACGGTGTCGAGCACGGGTACCAGTTCGCTGGCGTGCCAGTAGCCGTTCTGGAGCCACAGCATCTTCGGCAGTCGCAGGCCGTCGAAGCGAACGATCCGCGTCCAGTGTGCGCGAGCCTGCTGACCGCCCGGATCGCCGACCATGTAGAAGAGCGGCATGCCGTAGTTCTTCGAGGAGGTGTCGCGGTCGATCTCGCCCGTCGGCGAGCACCACCAGCGATCGAGCACGATCAGGGACTCCAGCGACCCCTTACGGACGTTTTCCGGGATGAGCGGCTTCGACCAATCCCGGTCGCCTCGGATCGCCATCAACACAACTGACCCGCCGTAGAGCCGGCTCCACAGCAGCGCCTCATTCGCGGAGCCTTGCAGATCGACGTCGATCTCGGCGTCTTCGAGCGTCTGCGCGTTGTTGACGTCGTCGTCGTATCCGTCCCAGCTCACCGATACCCACTCGCGCGTCATGTCGTCGGCGACTGTCGAGACGATGCGCTTCGCCAGCCACGACCCGAAGTACATCGCCTCGAGGTCGAACCGCGTGGGATGGACCGGAACGTCGTAGGCCGAGAAGAAGCGCTTGTCGCGCGACGTGGCACCGAGGCCGGCCACCAGGTTGGTGAGGCCGTCGGCGGATGCCAGCGTGAAGCGTGAGCGAGCGGCGGCGTCCTGTGCGTGGGCGCGCAGTAACTCCTTCAGCTCGGCGGTCGATGTCGTGGATGCGAGGTGGAATCCGCCGTCGGTTGTCGTGCGGCGCGCGCGTTGCGCCAGCGCAGTGGTGACGGACTTGACCTGGCGACCCTTGGTTCCCTTCGGAGTTCGGCTCACCTGCTCACGGTGGCCCCGAACGGTGCGCCACTAAATTTTCGCGGGCTGCGGCTCGGACAGTGACACGCCCAGCTTCTTCAATTCGTCCAAGAAGCGCTCGCGACCTGATGGACGCGTGGGCAAGCCGGCGATGATCCGCTTCGCGGTCTTGATGTCGATGTCGGCCAGGGCGGCGGCTCGTCGAACCTTGCGCACTGGAATTGATGCGGGAAGTTCCGTTGTCATGTGGGAACTAGAGTAATCACGCGGGATGATTCCAAGAAAATAACGCCACCGTCGTCCGGCTTCTTTCACCGTAACCGTGGGTCGGCACCATGGACCCGTGGCCCACCTCCACATTGCCCATCTCGCCGCACTACATCCGCGCGTGCAGCGGATGCGCAAGCGAGTGGGCCGTCGCCTGCGTCCGGTGCGACCATCGCGGGCGAACGAACTGTGGTACCGGGCGCAGCTCGGTCACATCGTCGCGGAGTTGCGGAAGTCCGGAGCCGAGATCGCCGACGAGCTTCGGCCGACCTGGCCAAGGGTCGAGGACGAGAGGGCACCCGCGCTTCCGGCGATCCTGGCTCGTATCGCGGACCGCTTCGGAAACATCGGCGCGGTTGCCGAGCGCCTGGCGGAACTGGCCGTCCGCAAGAACCTGGACGCAGTCGACGAGCGCCTCGGTGATGAGATCCGAAACGCTGTCGGCATTGACATCCGGCCGGTGCTCACCGGGCACGGCCCGATCGCCGAGAAGATGCGCGAGGCCGCGCGTGCCAACGTCGAGCTGATTACCTCGATCCCGGCGCAGCACTTCGACCTCGTGCGCGAGGCCGTGGATCTGGTGTGGTCGACGGGAACGCGCTGGGAAGCGCTGGCCGACCGCATCCGCGAGATCGGCGACATCACCGACCGCCGCGCCCGGATCATCGCGCGCGACCAGACCGCGAAGATGAACTCCTCGTTCAACGAGGTCCGCCAGCGGGACCTCGGCATCGAGCGGTACACCTGGTCCGGGGCGCTCGACCAACGCGAACGAGCCTCGCACCGGGCCATGGAGGGCAGCACGCAGCGCTGGGACGCCCCGCCCGAGGTGGACGGGGAGCGCGTGCATCCGGGGCAGGCGATCCTGTGTCGCTGCGTCGCGATCCCGCTCTTGGATCTCGAGCGGCTGGAGGAAGCCGCGGCGGCCGTCGTGCCGGAGGAGGCCGTTGCGGCATGACCCTCCGAACGCTCACGGCCTGGGATCGGATGGACCTGCCCACGCAGCGGACCATCACCGACGAGGGCTATCTCATCGCCCCGGGCAATCTCGCTCGGATTGGGATCCAGACATACAGCGCGGGCGAACTGGGCATCGACTCTCTGCCGGCCAACAAGCCGATCCGCCTGCACCGGCCGGCCGAGGAGGTGTTCTCGCAGGCGGCCATGACGACGTTCGAGGACGCGCCGATCACGGTGAATCACCCGCCTGCCGGCGTGAACGCGGAGAACTTCCGCGACCTCAGCGTGGGCCACGTGCGGGATGTGCGCCGCGACGGCGACCACCTCGCCGGCAAGCTGATCATCCGCGATCTCGGCGCCGTGAAGGCGGTCCAGGAGGGCAAGAACCAGCTCTCGAACGGCTACCAGTTCGACCTGGACATGACGCCTGGGCACACGGCCGACGGACTGCCGTACGACGGCGTGCAACGGAACATCCGCGGCAATCACGTCGCGATTGTCGACTACGCGAGAGGCGGCGAGCGCTGCCGCATTGCGGACAGCCAACCGAAAGGACACGACAACATGAGCACGCAGAAAGTGAAGATGTACGACGGGTTCTCGATCGACCTCGACGCCGTGATCGCGCCCGCCGTCCAGGACGCCGTCGACCGCCACATGAAGGCGCTCAAGGACGCCCGCGACGCCTACGACGGCATGAAGACGACCTGCGACGGGCACAAAGCCCGCGCCGACGAGGCCGAGGCGAAGCTGGCCAAGCTGGACGCCGACTCGAAGAAGAAGATCGGCGATGCTGAGGCCGAGATCGCCAAGCTCAAGGCCGACGCGAAGACCCCGGATCAGATCAACGCCATCGTCGAGGGGCTCGCGCAGGAGCGCGCCAAGGTCATCGGCGACGCGGCCGAGATCCTGGGCAAGGACTTCGACTCGAAGGGCAAGAGCGTGACGCAGATCCGGATCGCGGCACTCGACGCCGTGATCGCGAACGACGAGGCCCTGAAGCCGATCGCAGCGGCGGCCCTGGGCGGCGCGGAGCCGGCGAAGGCCAAGGAGGACGTCGCCCGGCTCGCGTTCGACGCCGTGGTCGCCGCGCGCGCGACGCGCGTGAACGACCAGCACGCCGACGACGGCGCCTCGAGCGTCAACGACGCTGCGGACGCGATCGCCGACGGCCATCGGCAGTCGGGTGCCCCGAAGCGCACCGCGGACGGCAAGCCGAAGCTGGTCGGCCGCGCGCTGATGATGCACCGGGCGGCCACCGGCTACTACGCCAAGCCCGAGAGCCAGCAGCAGTAACCGCCAACCACCACACGCAACGAGGAGAACCACATGTCCCTTCCCACCCTCACCACGGTCGGCGGCTCGCTCCTGAACGCCGGCTACGCGGGCCAGATCGCCGACGGCGAGGAGGCCCAGGTCTCGAGCTTCACGAACACGGGCTCGACCGCCATCGACTTCGGGATCGCGGTCGTGCGCGACACCGCCGACGGATCCTGCAAGGTGATCGCCGCCGACACCGACCAGATCCTCGGCATCACGGTGCGCAACCCCCTGTTCCCAGCCACCGCCGACGGCAACAACACCGTGAAGTACAACCAGTACAGCTCGGTGCCCGTCATGCGCGACGGCGTGATCTTCGTTACCGCCGCCGAGAACGTCCGCCGCGGCGACCAGGCGCTGATCCTCACGGCCTCGGGAGGAACGATCGGCGGCTCCGAGGGCGGCGCCGCCGGCTCGGGGCGCGTGGCGTTCCCCGGCATGAACGCCGTCTGGCTCGACACCACGGCCTCCGGCTCCGTGGGCCGCGTCCAGATCAAGACCACCGGCACGGCGCGGACCACCACCTGATCCACCCCTCGAAGGAGACCTGAAATGGAAACGACCCGCACTGTCATGGTCGCCGACGAGGCGACGGGCCAAATGATCCAGGCCGAGGTGGATCTCGACCGCTACACCGCGCTCGACAACTGGGCGCGCGGCAAGGCGGCGGAGCTGCTCGGCCAGCCGTCCGACGCGATGTCGTACGTCGGCCGCCGCGTGGCCGGCCGCGACGCCCAGGAGGCGCTCGCCTTCCTGGTCTCGCAGCTCGCCTACACCGAGCAGGGGCTCTTCGAGCGCTACTACCGGCCCACGCAGTACGACAAGTTCCTGGCCGGCTGCATCGACTACTCGGCCGGAGAGCACGCGCAGACGATCGAGTACGAGATCTACGACCGCGTCGGCAACGCGCAGGACACCGACAGCGCGGCCGACGACATGCCGACTGTGGACGTCGGGTACGCTCGCAAGAGCTTCCCGGTCGTCCACGCGACCGTCGAGTACCAATTCACGCAGCAGGAGCTCCGGACGACCGCGTTCCTGCGGCGTCCGCTGCCCGAGCGGCGTCTGGCGGCGGCCATGGAGGCGTACCAGCGCAAGCTGAACGCCGTGGGTCTGAAGGGGAACTCGGTGAAGAACATCACGGGCCTCTTCAATAACGCGAGTGTCACGGCCGCCAACCGGCCGAGCGGGCAGACCTGGAGCTCCAGCAACACGACCGCCGGCATCGTCAGCGACGTGGGCACGGGCCTCTACCAGACCTGGCTCGGATCGGCGTTCCAGACGGTCGCCGACACGCTGCTGGTGCCGCCGTCGGCGTTCCAGTACATCAGCACGACGCCGTTCAACACCGCGAACGCGTCGAACGTCACGATCCTGCAGTTCCTCAAGCAGAACAACCTCTGCAAGGATCTCACGGGCCGCGATCTCACCATCGAGCCCGCGTACGACGCTGACACCGCGGGCAGCGGCAGCACCGGCCGCGCGATCTTCTACAAGCGCGACCCGCAGCAGCTCGTGATGCACATCCCGATGCCGCTGCGGTTCCTCGCGCCGCAGCTCGAGGGCGTGCGCGTGCGGGTGCCGGGCGAGTTCCGGTACTCGGGCGTCGAGGTCCGCCGGCCCACGGGCGCCTACTACATGGACGGGGTGCAGTGATGGTGACGATCGAGAACTACTCCGAGCGGCACATTCACTTCCTGCGCCCGCCGTCGGCCGAGGACAAGGACAAGGGCGTCGACCTGGCCAAACGCCAGATCACGTTCCCGCGCTCGACCGTGGAGCCCGGCGAGAACGGCAACGCAGCTCGCAAGCCGGGAATCACCGAGGTCTCGGACGAGGTATTCGCCGAGATGAAGAGCGATCGCGTCTCGCGGTCGTGGTTCGCGCCCGGCGTGCTGGTCGTGCGCGATCAGGCGGCTTCGGCCGCGCCGGCGCCCGAGGGGAAGCGCCGGCAATAGACCGTGACCCCGTCCGAGTTCAAGGCCGCCTTCCCGGCGTTCACGAACACGCCGGACCCGACGGTGCAGCGGCATATCACCGCCGCTGCACCGTACTTCGACGTCGATCGCTGGGGCGACTTCTACTCGGACGGGATCGGGAACTTCGTCGCGCACAAGATCGCCATGGAGAACGCTGCCGCAGCCAATGTCGGAGCCGGGGACGCGACGCTGAAGCACGTCGGCAGCGTCATCGTGCAGCGCGACGGCAAGAACGTCGGCATGCAGATGCGCGATCCCTGGCTGCGAACGATCTACGGCCAGGAGTACCGCCGCCTCTCGCGCCTCATCGGCATGGGCGGGGCCGCGACGTGAAGACGAACCTGCGCGTCGTGCGCGACACCCACGGGCGCGGCCTGCGAGAGCTCGCTGCGCGTCTTGCGTCCCAGCGTGTCCTGGTGGGCGTTCCGCGCGGCGCGGCCGAACAGGATGGGACGCAGATGTGGCAGGTAGCGGCGGCGAGCGAGTTCGGCGTACCGGAGAAGAACATCCCGGAGCGCTCGTTCCTGCGCGCCGGCCTTCGCAAGTACCTGCCCGAGTTCGCGCGCGTGGCCCGGCTGGGCATGACGGCTGTCGTGCGAGGGGCGATCGGAGAGGGCATCGCGCTTGGGCAGCTCGGGGCCGTGGCCGCCGGGTGGGTGAAGCGGTACATCGCCGAGGGCAGCTTCGCGCCCAACGTGCCCCGGACGATAGCGCGCAAGGGATCGGACAGGCCGCTGATCGACACAGGATCGCTCCGCCAGTCGATCACCTGGAAGCACGACGACGGTTCCGAAGGCGAGGTCCCGCGGTGATCGACGTGTCGGAAGTGATGCGCGATCCCGAGTTCACCTCGGCGATCACGCTGCGGCGGGAGGCGGGTGCCTACTCCACCGACCCGGCATCGACCGGCGAGTGGACGCCGTCGTACGCGGAGACGCAGATCGTAGCCATCGTGCAGCCCGCCTCGCCTGAGGAACTGCTGCTGCTCGAGGAGGGCGAGCGCAACAAGAACACGATCTCGGTGTGGTCGGTGTCCGAGTTGCGCGGAGGCGACGGCAAGCGCCAGCAGCCGGACGTCCTGATCGTCGATGGCCGCTACTACCGCGTGATCCGCGTGGAGCCGCGGCCCGACGGAAACTACTTCCGTGCTGTCGCGCAGGGGTACGTGCCGTGATCGACCAGCTCAACCTGGCCATGCGGAACCTGCTCGTGGCGGTTCTGGGCGCGCCGCCGGCCACTGTGCGACCTGCGGATCAGACGGCACCGGCCGGCGGCCAGGTCGACGAGTTCATCACGGTCAAGATCATGGACTGTCAGGGGCTCGGTGGCGCGCGCGACGTCGTGAGCGACGGCAGGGGCGGCTTCGTCGAGGAGATCCAGCAGGTCAAGCGCTTCACGGCGAGCGTCAACTTCTTCAAGACCGCCACCGCCGATCCCGCGAAGCGAGCACGGCGCAGCAACGCCGCCTTCGATCGGGCGGCGAGGCTCGAGCAACTGCTGCACCTGTCCGCCAGCATCGAGACCATGCAGGCCATGGGGCTCGGTCTGCTGGATGCGAGCGCCGCGCGCAACCTGGCCGCGCTCGTCGACGCCAACTGGGAGAGCCGAGGTCAGATCGATCTGACGTTCGACGTCATCAACCGCGAGGCGCTCCCGATCACCACGGTGGTCTCCGCGCCGGTGTCAATCACCGTGCAGGAAGGCGCCGTCGATGCAACCCGCAACTTCGAGGTGACCACGCCATGACCCTTCCCGTCTCCGATATCGTCAAGGTCACGATCCTCGTCTCGCCGTCGGCTCCGGCCGTGCGCGGGTTCGGCGAGGGGTTCATTCTGGGCCTCAGCACCAGGCTCCCGCTCGAGGAGCGGATCCGCGAGTACACCTCGCTCAGCGGCGTGGCGGCCGACTTCGCCACCTCCGACCAGGAGTATCTGGCCGCACAGGCGTGGTTCGGCCAGACGCCCGCTCCGTCGCAGCCGCTCGCGATCGGGCGGCGGTTCCCGAGCGGTGCCGCCGGTCACCTGCGCGGCAGCCCGTCGATCAGCTCGAACCTGGCGACGTTCACGGCGATCACCAACGGCGGATTCGACATCACCATCAACGGCACCAACCACCAGATCTTCGCGCTGAACTTCGCCGCCGCGGCGAACATGTCGGCAGTCGCCGCGATCATCCAGACGGCGCTCAACGCGGCCCTGGCCGGGACGACGTGCGTGTGGACCGGGACCTACTTCCTGATCACCTCGCCGACCACCGGGACGAGCTCGACCGTCGCCTTCGCCGCCGCGCCCACCGGGGGGAGCAGCCCCGTGGACGTGAGCGCGACCCTGGGCCTCACGCAAGCCGCCGGCGCGCTCAGCATCGCCGGCATCGCCGCCGAGTCGCTGACCGATTCGCTGAACGCCTCGGCGCTGTTCAACCCGAACTGGTACGGCTTCGCGCTCACCTCCGACGCCAGCACGCAGGACTTCAAGGACGCGATGGCGTTCGCGGAGGCCGGCGTGTACCTGTTCTTCTACACGACCAACGATCCGAACGCTCTGATCGCGTCGGCCAACACCGACCTCGGCAGCTACGCGCAGGGCCTCGGATACAACCGGACGTTCGGCGTCTACAACAGCACCAGCCTCTACGCCGCCGTGTCCGCGATGGCTCGCCTGTTCGTCGTCGACTTCACCCAGCCGAACTCGACGATCACTCTTAAGTTCAAGCAGCTTCCCGGAATCAACATCGATACCCTCACGGAGTCGCAGCGACTGGCGCTCGACGGGAAGAACCTCAACTTCTACACCTCGTTCGGCGGGTTCGCGATGATCGCCGAAGGCGAGGTGGCCAACGGCCGCTTCGTCGACGAGGTCCAGGGCCTCGACTGGCTGCAGGCGTTCGTTCAGAACGCGATCTTCACCGTGCTGACGACCACGGTGACGAAGGTGCCGCAGACCGACAGAGGATCGGCGCGGCTGGTCCAGGCTGCCGACGTGGCGCTCGCACAGGCGCGCTCGAACGGCCTCCTCGCCCCGGGGACGTGGACAGGAGAGGACGTAGGCCAGGTGAAGTCGGGCGACTTCCTGGACAAGGGCTACTACGTGTTCGCGACGCCGGTCGCGCAACAGTCGGCGTCAGACCGCGCCGCGCGCAAGGCGCCTCCCATCACCGCGATCGGAATCGGCGCCGGTGCCATCCAGAGCGCCAACGTCGAGTTCATCTTCCAGCGATAAGGAGCTGACCCATGAAGGCGTATTCGTTCCTCAACACCGTCGTCGTGCTGAGCTGCCCGGCGCTGGGTCCGCACGAGGTGACGGACTGGGCAGACGGCGATGACACCATCGAGATCACCAGGCTCAACGACTCGGCCAGCCACAAGGTCGGTGCCGACGGAAAGATGGTGGTCGCGCTGAGCGCCGACAAGTCGGGCTCGTTCAAGTTCAAGGTCTGGCAGACGAGCCCGACCAACAAGTACCTCAACGACGCCCTCCGCCTGCAGGAGGCCGGCGCGGAGACGTTCCAGCCGATCTCGGCGCTGTTCCAGGACACCTACCGCCAGGACACCGGCACAGGGACGTTCGGGTACATCAAGAAGCTGGCCGACATCCCGCGCGGCATGGGCGTGAACGCGCAGGAGTGGGAGATCGTCGTCGAGCGCCTAGACATGCTCCTGGGGAACCCGGATTTCGTCGGGTTCGCCACCGTCGCGGCGGAGGCGCAGTAAGGCGATGGCCAGCGCCGAGATCAGGACCGTCAACGGCAACGACTACGGCATCAAGAAGATGCCGGCGGCGGATTCGCTGCGCGTCCAGGTGGCCATCGCCCGCGTGGTCGGAGAGCCGCTCTTCCGGTCGCTGATGGACGCCAAGGGAAATCTGAAGTCGGAGGACGCGGACAAGGCGTTCGGCAACGCCATCGGCCTAATGACCTCGCGCATGGACGCCGACGAGCTCATCGCCGTGATGAACATGGTCCTCAAGGGCGTCGCTAACGGGAACAAGGTGTCGCTGAAGGTGGACGACTTCGATGGGCGTCCGCTCGACCTCTGGCTCGTCTTCATCGAGGGACTGAAGGTGAGCTTCGGCGATTTTTTAGACGCCGCCCGCTCGCGTTTAAGCGACGTCGCGAAGTTCCTGAAGGACTCCAGCCCATCGAGTCCGCCAACATCAACTGGTACGAGTGGCGCCCCGTAGCCCGGGACCCGCCGCTTTGCCAGCGACACCAGCTCTGTGACGGGACGTACACGCTGGACGACCTCGCCGATTTCCATGAGCTGATGGACGAGGAGGACGAGTACCGGCGGCGTATTCAGGAGATCGAGGACAAGAAGAGGCCAAGGCCGAAATGAGCATCATCGACAGCTTGTTCGTCGCGCTCGGCTTCAAGGTCGACGACGCCGGCCTGTTCGCGATGCGGAAGAAGGCCGACGAGGCACGCGAGTCGATGATGGGCCTCGGCCACGCGATCGCCGGGATCGCCGCCGGGTTCGCGCTGCACAAGCTGGCCGAGATCGGTAGCACGTTCGAGCAGAACCAGATCCAGATCGCCGGCTTCCTGTCAGCGCTCGGACAGTCTTCCGACTTCAACGCGGGCCTGAAGGACGCCGCGCAGGTCATCCAGCAGATCACGAACGACGCCGCGAAGCTCCCCGGCGAGGCGGACGAGTACATCGAGGTCTTCAAGGCCGGCCTGCCGTTCGTTCAGAAGGCGATGCCCGGCGGATCGCTCGCCGACATCACGAAGTTCACGAACCAGCTCACCGCGATCGGCAAGACCTTCGGTCTCGACGCGGGCCTGATCGCGCGCGAGTTCGACCACATGCTGACGCCCGGTCGAGGAACCGCCGGGCTTCGCCTGCCGCTGTTCCGCCAGCTCCTGCCGTTCATGCAGCAGGTGAAGGGGCAGGCGCACATCACGGCCGAGAGCTTCAACGCGATGACCGCGCCGAAGCGACTCGAACTGCTCCAGTCGACGTTCGCGCAGCTCCAGCCGATGCTGGACGCCAGCGCGACGAGCTTCGACGCCATGTACGGCGCCGTCGTGTCGATGGTCAAGCAGGTGGCGCGTCTCGGCTCCGCGTCGCTGTTCGGCGGGATGAAGAAGGCGCTCGACCGGATCAACGCGATCTTCCTCGACGCGGATGGGAACCTGACCGAGTTCGGGAAGAGCGCCGTTGGCGTGTTTGGAGCCGTGTCCAGGATCTTCGCTCGCGTTCTGACCGACGGCGTAGAACTGATCGAAATGATGTCGAAGTCGAAGGCGGCGGGCATCGCTCTAAAGTTCGTGATGGGTCTGCTCGCTGCCCAGATCGCCGCGCTAGCGCTGGGGCCGTTGGTGCGCTTGGCGAGGGGCCTTCTCTACATCAAGGGGATCATCAATGGAGGACTGATCCTGGCGATCGGGCTCATCGCCGAGGACCTGTACCAGTTCTACACGGGCGGAAATTCCGTGACCGGCATGCTCGTGAAGAAGTTCGGGCCGGCGCTGCTGTTGATCAAGGCGTTGCTCGCAGCTCTCGTGCTCACGTTCCTTCAACTCAACGCGCCCGGAGTGCTCGTGCTATTCGGGAGAACGATAGGGTTCATCGGAGTGATGTTCGGGCGGACGATGGCGCTCATCATGCCGCTGATCGCGCGCATCATCGCTCTCGGGTTTACGGTTCTGACCACCGGCGCACGGATGCTTATCGGCTGGCTCATCGGCCTCGGTCCCATCGGGCTCATCATCCTGGGACTCGTCGCGATCGGCGCCGCGATCTACGCGCTCTGGCGCAACTTCGACCGCGTGATGGCGTTCATCCGGAAGAACTGGGCGCTGCTCGTGCCGCTGCTGTTCACCGGCATCGGGCCGATACTGGCGCTCATCCTCGGCGTCATCGCGCTGGGGAAGCACTGGGACCAGGTCGTGAGCGGCATGGAGAAGGTCTGGGAGCGCTTCACCGGCAAGCTGAAGTCGATCAAGGACGAGGTGAGCGGGTTCTTCGGGTTCGGCGACAACGGGCCGGCCGATGCCGGCCTGCTGGCTCCAGGCGGAGGCGTGCTGGCGGCCGCCGGCGCGCCGACCAGCTCCGACTACGCGCCCATCGCTTTCGGATCCGCCGCTGGCGGAGGCGGATCCGCCAACACCACCAACGTGCACGTCGATCGACCGCAGATCACGGTCGTGACCAACGATCCCGAGGCGGCTGGTCGCGCCGTGCATCGCGAGCTGACCCGCAACGCGCAGTCGAAGAAGGCGTACTGATGGGTTCCGACGTCACGCGGGTGTGGGTTCTCGGTGGCCTGACGCCGGATTTCCACTTCGACGCCACGGTCCGCGAGTCGCACACGTCCCAGCTCACCGTGACGGACAACCCCGTCGAGACCGGCGTCGTGGTGTCCGACCACGCATTCATGCAGCCGCTCCGCCTCGAGATCGAGGCAGCAGTCTCCGATACGCCGCTGTCCACGCCCGAGGATGACTCGTTCGCCAGCGAGGTGAGTCGGTCCGCGAAGGCATTCCAGCTTCTGCAGCAGCTTCAGTCGGCCGCGGAACCGTTCAACGTGCAGACCGGGCTCCGCTTCTACGAGAACCTCATCATCGAGACGCTGACCGCCGAGCAGGACAAGGACACGGCCAACGTGCTGGCGTTCCGGGCGTCACTGCGCGAGGTGATCATCGTCAGCACGCAAACGGTGACGTACCCGCCGCGCGCCGCCGGCAAGCCAACGCGCCAGGCATCTCAGAAGGTCAGCGGCGGTGAGAAGAAGGCCCAGGCGCCCGCGAACGATTCGCAGCGCGAGTCGATCCTGCACTCGCTGATCGCGAGCCAGAAGGTCGACATCGGATCCGCGCTGAAGTCGGCGCTGGGATTCGACAACCCCAACGCTGGCGGACCCTGATGCTGGTCGTCCCGCTCACCTCAGATCCCGCGCAGAGCTTCGACGTGCAGCTCGGAGACGACAAGCTCACGATCGAAGCCCGGTTCAACGACCGGTCGAACTCCTGGACGTTCGACCTGACGGACGCCAACACGCAGGAGACCCTCGTGACCGGCGTCCCTTTGCTCATCGGCCAGGACATGCTGGCTCCGTACGCACTGGGGCGCGGGGGACTGGTAGCAACCGATCTCTCGAGCACCGACACCGACGCCGGCCCCGACGACCTCGGCGACCGGGTGATCGTGACGTGGTTGAGCCCCGACGAGCTCTCGGCGCTGGCGGCGGCCGGCGTGCCGGGGATCGCGACGTTCCAGGGTGCGCCGGCCGCCGGCGGAACGTCGGGCTCGAGCGGTACCGGGGGCGGAACCGGCGGCGCGGGCGGTGGTGGAACTGGCGGTGGCGGAACGGGTGGCACCGGGGGCTCAGGCGGTGGGGGCACCGGGGGCGGCACCGGCGGGACGGGCGGAACCGGAGGGGGAACAAGCCTCGTGGCCGTTCCCTCCGTGCCGCTGGTGCTCAACGAGCAGCACGCCGACTCAAGCGGCGTCGAGGTGCTGGTCGCCGAATGGCCTGCCGACCTCACGCCGAACGTGGCCGCCACGGTTACGCTGGACATCGCCTTCCTCGCGAGCTCGGCAACCGGAACGGCCACCTACCGCGCCTACGTCGGAGGGACCGTCGGCACCATCGACGGGACGCTCGTCGGATCGATCACCCGGGCGGCGTCGACGCTCGCGCCGGTCACGATCACGGGCACGATCGGCAACCCTCGCACGACGGTGCTGGTGAAGCTCACCATGCAGTCGAGCGGCGCCGGCTCGAACGCGGTCATCGACGAGATGACCGGGAGCATCGGATGAGCACCGCGCAGCGCCAGTACAAGCGCGAGTGCGAGGTGATCATCGGCCAGGGGACCGTCGGCCAGGGGATTTCCGTCAAGGACCTGCGAATCACGTTCGAGATTACGAAGACGATCGGCCGCACGCCGAACGCAGCCCTCATCAAGATCCACAACCTCACCCAAGCCCACGAGAACCAGATCAAGGGCGAGTTCGACGAGGTGCTGGTCAACGCCGGATACCAGGGTGGCGCGCTGTTGATCTTCCGCGGCAACATCCGCCACGTCTTCAGGTATCGACAGGAGACGGACTGGATCACGGAGATCGCCGCCGCCGACGGCGATCGCGACTTCCACAATGCCTTCGTGAACCTGTCCCTGGCCGGTGGTACGTCCACGTCGCAACTGGTGGACAAGGTGGTCGGGACCTTCTCGGACACCACGCTGGGCCCTGTGACGCTGAAGGAGCGGTCGCGAATTCGGGGCCGCGTGGTCTCTGCTATGGCGCGTGACGTGCTCGACGACATCGCGGCCGAAAGCAGCGCCCACTGGTCGATCCAGGACGGGCAGCTCCACATCGTTCACGTCGACTCGACGCTGCCCGACGAGGCCATCGTCATCACGGCCGAGACCGGGATGCTGGATGCCCCGCAGATAGACGACAAGGGCATCAAGGTGCGCTGTCTGCTCAACCCGCGGATAAAGGTGAACGGAAAGATCTGGCTCAACAACAACGACGTCATGCTGCGCGTCCGAAAGCAGCGGGCGTCGTTGCCGGGCGCAAAGCAGCCAGCCAAGAAGAAGCAGCAGCGCCAGATCGCGCGCCTCGACCCAGACGGCGTCTACAAGGTCTACAAGTTGGTCCACAAGGGAGACACGCGCGGCAACGAGTGGGAGACCGAGGTGCACTGCGTGGCACTCGGAACCTCGATACCTGCAACCCGCGGCGCGCCGGCGATTCCGAAGGAGAACTGACGATGGACGCCGACACAGCGGACTCCCTGCAGCGAGACCAGCAGCTCGAGGACATCCGCGACGAGGGCATCCGATCCTTCGTCGAGAATGCGCTCAAGGACGTTCACACCTGCATGCCCGGGATCGTGCAGTCGTTCGACCCCGAGAAGCAGACCGTCACCGTGCAGCCGGCGATCAAGACGGTCCTGCGGGACGACGGGCCGATCTCGCTGCCTATCTGCCTGGACGTCCCGGTGGTGTTTCCGGCCGGAGGGAACTTCGTGCTCACGTTCCCTGTCCAGCCTGACGACGAGTGCCTTCTGGTATTCGCTGAGCGCGCCATCGACTTCTGGTGGGACAGAGGAGGCGTGCAGTTGCCGTCGGAGGTGCGATTCCATGACCTGAGCGATGGATTCGCGATCGTGGGCGTCAATTCGCGCAAGAAGGCCGAGGAAATTCCACCTGCGGCGACGGATGCCTGTGAGCTGCGCACGCGCGACGGCACCACGGTCCTCCGCGTCGAGGGAGGTACGATCTTCATCGGCGGAAAGACCGGAGCCGAGCTGGCGATCAAGGGCGAGACGTACCGGACGGCCGAGTCGACAGTTTCCACGGCGTGGTCGACGTTCCTGGACGCGCTCAACATCTACATCGCTACCATCAAGCCGATCGCTGACCCAACGAACGCCGCGACGTCTCCGCTCACGGCGGCAGTCCTGACAATGAAGGCTGCCATCGCGACTTTCGAGGGAGGGGCGCCCGGATACCTCGCCCAGATCGCGAAGGTGCTCTGATGGCTACACTGCGCGTGCGGCGTCTCGACGCCAATCACGACATGACCTTCGGCGGCGGCAAGAACAACTACGCCGCCACGGGGGAGGCTACCGGCCAGCGACTGAGGACCCGCCTGCTCCTAATCCTTGGCGAGTGGTTCTTGGACACCACCGCCGGCGTGCCGTGGCTCCAGCCGCCCGACTCCGACACCCGCCCGATCATGGGCGGTCCGCGAGATCTCCAGTACAGCGAGGGCGTTTTGAAGGCCGCCATTTTGGGGACCGACGGGGTTGCGACCCTAGACTCGTTTTCGATGACGTTCGACGGAACGACACGAAAGCTATCGGTTTCGGCATCCGGTACGACCGCCGACGGTGACGCCTTCAACATCCAGGTGACCGGACCATGAGCGTGACGATCGACGACACCGGGTTTCACCGCGACAGGCTCGACCAGATCGTGGCCGACCTGACGGCGTCGTTCCAGAGCATCTATGGCTCGGACATCGACGTGTCCCCTGACTCTCCCGACGGTCAGCTCATCGGAATCCTCGCCGAGATGGTCTCCGATGCCCAGCAGATGGCCGAGTCGGTGTACAACGCTCTCGCGCCCGCCGGGGCCACGGGCGCCGCGCTCGCGAGACTGGCACTGCTCAACGGCGTGATTCGCAAGCCGGCTCAGTTCAGCACGTCGTCCGTGAGCCTCACTGGTACGCCAGGAACCGTGGTGCCCGCCGGATCCCTCATCGGGAGCAGCGACGTCAACAACCCTGCCACGTTCGCGACAGACTCCACCCTCACAATCGGATCGACCGGTGTCGTCATCGGCACTGCGACGGCCACGACGCCAGGGCCGATCAACGCCGCCGCCGGCACGCTGACGAAGGTGCAGACCGTGATCAACGGTTGGGTGGCGGTTACGAACACGTCCGCAGCGAGCCCCGGCACCCTGGCCGAGACCGATCCGGCCCTCCGCGTCCGCCGCGCGCAGTCCGTCGCGCTGCCGTCGCAGGGCATCACCGACGGCATGTTCGCGGCTCTGCTCCAGGTCGCCAACGTCACGGCCGTGGCCGTGTACGAGAACTTCCTCGACACGCCGATCTCCATGCACGGCGGCGGGACGCTCGCGCCGCATGCCATTCAGGCCATCGTCGAAGGCGGAGATCCCATCGACATCGCCACCACGATCTGGAACGAGAAGTCTCAAGGCGTGACCCTCGTCGGCGCTCAGACTCAGGCGATCACCGACTCGCAGGGTACCTCGCAGACCATCAGGTTCGACCGGCCAACGGAGGCCGACATCTTCGTGACCGTGCAGCTCACGCAGGCCGTGGGCAGCGCCACGAAGACCGCGATCATCAACGCCATCGTCGCCTTCGGCCAGGCCAACGCCGCGATCGGAAAGGACATCATCTGGTCGCAACTCTTCATCCCGATCAACAGCATTCCCGGCCTCAGCGTGAACTCCGTGTTCCTGGGTCTCGCCGCCAGCCCGACGGCACAAGTGAACCTGACGATCCCGTTCAACGCTCTTCCGACCTGGAACGCCGCCAACATCGTGGTGACGCCGTAGCATGCCTGTCGCGCCCATCACCGGTGCCCAGGACTACGGCGCGCAGGCGCTGAGCCGGGTTGCGGTCCAGTACCGCGAGAGCTCAAAGCTTCTGGCGACGATCTCCGCGCTCGCTGACTTCTACCAGGAGGTCGAAAACGCCCTGGTCACCATCGGCACGCTGCGGGACATCACGATTGCCGGAGGCGTGAACCTCGACACCGACGGCGAACTCGTGGGACAGAGCCGCGAGCTCGTGAACGGGGACGTGATCGACGACCCGACGTACCGGACCCTCATCCAGATCAAGATCGCGCGCAACAGCTCGCACGCGAAGAACGAAGACCTCATCGGCATTCTGGCACAGATCTTCGGTGGTCCGGTCCGCCTGCAGGACTACGGCGGCATGGCGGTCGGCGTGGCCATTCCTGTTCAGCCGACGTCGGACCAGATTGCGATCCTGGACGGAGACATCCTCCCGAGAGCGGATGGCGTCCAGATCAACCCTCGCGAGTGGTTCCTGCCGACGAACCACTTCGGCTTCGCGCCGGAAACGGGCGGAGATCAGACAGCGCTACCGTTCGGCGAGGGCAACAACCCTGCGCCTCCAGGCGGAAGGTTCGCCGAAATTTTCTGACCCTGTCCGAACGGCTGAGGATTGACGAATGGCGCGCGCGACGAAACCGGCGGTCCTTCCCTGGTGGGCGGAAACCGCCGCAAACCCGGCGGACATCGAACAGCCGAGTAACTCGTTCATCACGGCCGGATGGCCATTGTCAGCGATTCCGCCGGCGCGCCAGTTCTTCAACTGGATCCTGAACCGCGCCGACGCCGGACTCCGGTATCTGCTTCAGCGCGGGATCTCCGACTGGGATTCGGCCGAGGACGGATATGGAGCGGGGGACGTCGTGCGAGACCCCTCGGGGCTGTTCTTCCGGCTCGAGGGCACCGCCACGACGGGCCTCGCGCCTGCGGCGGATACCGCGAACTGGCGTCGGTGGTACGCGAACTGGCAGCCGCTCCCCGGCGACGGGTTCAACGCCGAGATCATGGCGTGGAAGAACGCCGCCGGCCTCGTGCGCGGCGTGATCGACCACCAGGGCAACTACGCTGGCAAGATTCAGCGCTGGCAGGAGCAGTGGGCGGATGCTTCGATCACCGCGCTCACGGCTCCGAACAGCGCCGGCACTGGGAAGTTCTTCGGTCGCTGGAACTACGGCATCGAGAACAACAACGGCACGCCTGCGATCGGCCTCCTCGGAGCTGCAGCGGCATCTCTTCAGTGGTCATCGACCCTGAGTTTGCAGTTCGGCAGCGCGCCCGGGACGGCGAATGCTTTGGCCGTCGAGCTCGCGCACCCGCCGGTCCTCTTCGACCCGGACCTTGGCATCGCATTGCAGTGGGACCACGTTCCACTCGTCGCTGCCACGGGGAACGAGTGTTCGATGGGCCTCCTGGCTGCCTCGCTGATCGGAACGACCAACAACATCGCCACGCAGGCGCCGGCCGGGTTGGCGTTCGTGCGCCGCTCCGGTGACTCGAACTGGTTCGCATACGTGCGTCCGGCCGGTGGCGCGGCGACGTTCACGGACACGGGCGTCTCCGCGAGCGCCGTCCGTCGTCGGTTCCGGATCGACTGGCTGGGCGCGAACGTCTCGGGCGACACCAACCCGCGCGCGATCTTCATCATCGACGGCAACATCCGCAACAACATCATCGTCGACGTGGTGAACGGAGCGTCTCCCGTTCCAGCGGCTATACCGTCGTTCAGGCAGCAGGGAACGATCGCGTCGCAAACCCTGATCGGCGTGACGGATTTCTTCGCGAACCTCTGGGCGGGTAGCGTGACGCTCTAGGGAACGCCGGGGCAGTCGACGACGACCGAGCAGTTGGCGATCATCGCGCCCTTATAGATGCCGTGGACACAGGTCCTCGAGTGCGGCTCTGTCATGGGGAGGACGTGCGCGGAGATGCACATGGCGCCGTGCTCGACTCTCTTGTCGGAGAGGTGCCTGTGCTCATAGAGCATGGCGGTCGACGACTGACCAAGGCGTGTCCCATCGCCAGATCGAGACGGTGACGATCCCTGGTCAGTGACGAATCCGCAGGTACAGACGTCCTGGCCAATGTAGTCACCGGCGGAAAGAGCGGAGAGGGAGGCGGATACGGGCGCCTGGGCACGTACTCCAGTTTTCTGGATCTCGTCGCATGTCGCTGAACCGAGCGCGATAGCGATCAGGAGGCCCCGCACTGCTGAAGCGCTTCGCATCGACTTATCGAAACACGCATTCGCTGCAGGCGGCAACGCAGGCGGTGCTGGCGTCGGCGAGACATTCCTGATGGTTCGGGAATGAGGAATTAGATGGATCAGGACTGCATATCGCGCAGGCGACGTTATGGTTCGCGGGTAGAACCTGGATCTTCGTCGACTGCGTGGTGGTGTCGTACCCCTCGCAGATCTGCGTGGACGTCGGTGTCCACCCAACCGCGTCCATGCACGTCGGGTAGCTGACGGCGCTGCCACCGGCACCGCCGGTGCCTTGCGCGCCGCCCGCCCCGGCGGTCGATCCACCGCTGCCGCCAGACGAGCTCGAGGCACCTCCCGCGCCCCCGCTTGCCCCGGCATCCGTCCCCGATGCACCCCCGGTGGCCTGCGCTCCCCCGGCTCCGCCTGCTCCCGATCCCGCGTCTGATTCGACCGCCGCGCCCCCGCTGCCGGATCCGGCACCCATAGACGAATCGCCATCGCCCGCGCAGCCCGCCAGCGCCAGCACCGCGCCGATCACCGCTACCAGCATCGTCGTCGCCATCATGGTCCGCTCCTGACCTCGCTCCGTTAGTCGGACAGGCAGGGCGCCGGAGCGCGGTCGCCCGCCGAGGGTCATGACTCCCTTGGCTGCCTGTCCGACCTCAAGCGTGGTCCGCCGGGCTGGGTAGCGTCAATGCGGAGCGGGTGTTCAGTGCGGTGAGCTAGGCTACAACGCCGCATCGGGCGAATATTCCAGCGGGGTTGCGCGCGTCCCCGGAAATTGGTCGGTGACCCGCGGTCGATAGAATCGGCGGGGCATGGAGCGCGTCGTCGCGAAGTACGACCTCGATCTGGGAGGGGCGCATCACTTGCTCAACCTCCCGGCGCCAGGCGGCCCAGCTGAGCCGGCCCGCCTCCAGGACCTCGCGCTCACCCTCGGCACCGGCGGCACGCAGCTCGCCCTCGGAGGGGTGACGGCCGGCCAGACGCTCGTCCTCAGCGGTTCGACGCTGGTGGGCGCCCCGCTGCGCATCACGGTCGATGCCATCAACACCGGATCCGGCACGAAGCTCTCCACCTTCGACGCCACTGGACTCACTGACGGCACGGCAGCGTGGACGACCTCGGTTCGGCAGGCTTGGGATCTCGTCACCACGGCCGCAGCCGTCGACCACATCACGGTCGAGGCCGCGCTGAACAACCCGACGCGGCGGTGGATCCGGCGGAAGCGCGTCGAGCCGACGTGGGCGCTCGAGGCCAACTTTTGGGTTGACCCGTCGAATGTCTCCGGGGTGGCCTCGGACGAGAACGTAGGTACGAGCAGCGGTACGCCGCTGCTGACCTACCGAGAGCTAGGGCGGCGGCTGTACGAACTGACGATCACGCAGACCACCGTCACCATCAATGCCATGTCCGACGTGCTGAGCACGTCCGACGTGTTGTTCCTGGAAGGTTTGAAGTGTGCGAACTCGACGGGGTTCGTGTTCGTCAACGTGGTTGGCCAGACGACCACGATCGCTTCAGGACTGACGGTGTCGGCGGCGCACAACATGGCGACGTTGGCAGACCATGACCACTACGAGATCACGATCCCCGGTGCGGTGTACACGCCCTGGATTCAGAGGTACCTTCTGCACCGCACGAACGGGACGCAGGGCTGGGCGTGGGCGTACAAGGATCTAGGCAGCAGCAACCTGCACACCTCGTTGCCCACCACGACGGCCGGCACGTCGTTGACGACATGGGCGGTGGGGGATTCGGTCGACGTGCTCAAGCTGCCGCGGTTTTCCCAGATCACGTTTGTTGGGTGCGACCCGCTGGTCTTCGGCAAGGTGTCTACGTGCCAAGTGATCGGCGGTCCGATTGGTAATCAGCACGTCGACGTACAGACGTTCGATCGCTGCTTATTCAACGCCGACGTCAGCTCGTTTGTTGGCTTCGCGTCAGAGAATAGCGACAGGCTGCAATTGTTCAACACGTGCATTACCGGGTGCGCGGTCAGCATCGCTGGCCAGGTTACGTTTTGGTCGGTGCTGATCGTGGGAGACGGCGGACAAGTCGGCTCTGGAAAGGCTGTGCAATGTATCAGCAGTGACTCGCTTGGCGGTAATACGGCTAACACGATCATGCTCGGAAACTGTCTCTTCTCAGTGTCGCACGAGGCGATCTACGAGAAGCTCCAGGTGCTGATCTATGACTGGACGAATACTATCACAGGTGCAAGCGTTAGCTTCGATCACCTCGCCAGGGGCACAATCAGCACGATCGGAGGAGAGCGCAACACAGCGGCCTTGCTGTCGGTTGACACCGGCAGCACAGTTGTGAACTACGGATTTGATTGGTCGCTCTGGAACTCAGCGATCACAACGTACCCGACGCCGTACTTTGTGGCAGGTGCCGTGTTCACGCAGGCTGACCTCGGGATAGGCACCAACATGCTTGCCACGCACGGCTGCGGGATCATCTGGGAGATCGGGCAATGGTCTAACGACCTGTCTGGTACCGGCATCAATCCCTCCGTCGTCGCCATCCACGAGAGCGGCGGGGGCCGCCTGCCGATCGGTTCGATCCCGGTTGCCACCCCGAACCAGTACCTGCAGTGGAACGGCACCGCGATCGTGGGCGTCACCGGGATCTCCCCCGGAGGCTCCGCCGGCGGCGACCTGGCGGGCACCTACCCCAACCCGACGATCGCTGCCAACGCTGTCACGAACGCGAAGTTCCGTCAGAGCGCTGCCCTCAGCGTAGTCGGCAACGCCACGAACGCCACCGCGAACGTTGCCGACATCTCGACCAGCAGCGGATCGGGCGCGGTCCTGCACGAGAGCGGAGGCGCGTTGGTGTGGGGCGCGATCCCGGAGACCGCCGTCACGAACCTGGTCACCGACCTGGCCGCGAAGGCCGTCGTCACCAGCTCCGCGCCGCTCGACGTCGGCACGTCCGCAGTGGTCGGAACGGCCACCGACGCCGCGCGCTCTGACCACGTGCACCGGCTCCCGTTCGCGACGCTGCTCTCGGTACTGGGGGCTGCTTCGAGCTCGATCGCCTTCAACACGCAGCGCCTCACGAACCTGGCCGACCCCGTGGCCTCGAGCGACGCTGCGACGAAGGCGTACGTCGACGCGGCAGTCTCCGGCCTGACCGTCAAGCCGTCGGTGCTGGCGTTGTCGACCTCGAACATCGCCTCTCTCTCTGGCCTCGCGACCACGGTTGACGGCATTGCGCTCAACACCGACGGGCAGCGCGTTCTGCTCACGGCGCAGACCACCGCCTCCCAGAACGGGATCTGGGTGGTGCACTCGGGCGCCTGGACGCGGCCGAGCGACTTTGCGACCGGGAGCCACGCCGCCGGCGACTTCACGTTCGTCGAGGAGGGAACCGTCAACGGCGACAACGGCTGGGTCTGCACGTCGGATCCCGGCTCGGATGTCGTCGACACGAACTCGCTCACCTGGACGCAGTTCTCTGGCGCGGGGCAGATCATCGCCGGTACGGGCCTCTCGAAGAGCGGCAACACGCTGTCGCTGTCGAACGTGGGGCCTGGCGCCGGAACGATCGGGAGCGCCGGGATCGCGAGCATCACCCTGAACGCGCAGGGTCAGGTCACGGCGGCTACCACGGCCACCTACGCGCTTCAGTCCATCGCGCTCACGGGATCCGGCGCCATCAAGATCGCTGGCGACAACCTTGCTCACGACCTCAGCGCGAACCGCACGATCTCGCTGGCCGACTTCGTCGCCTCGGGCGCCAGCCACGCGGCCGGCGGAGTGCCTGATCCGGGTTCGACTGCCGGCACGCACAAGATGCTGCGCGAGGACGCCACCTGGGCGATCCCGGACGCGCTCCACGAGACCAGCGGCCCGACCGATCTCGTGCTCGGCGCGTGGGCCGACGGCCAGGTGCTCGCGCGCAGCGGGTCGACGGCGGTCGGCGCAGATCCGTCGTACGTCTGGACGCTGTCGTACTTCGCTGACGCGAACCACGCCTACGGGTCCGGCGACTGGTTCACCACCAACAGCCCGAACACCACCACGATCAACGCCGAGTATCCGGTGTTCGGTGTGTCGACGGCGACGCCGGCCATCCAGACGACGAAGGCGTTCATCGCCTGGAACCTGATCGTCAACGGCCTATCCGGCTCACAGACGTTCACCGTGAGCCTGATGAAGAACAACGTCGCGACCGGCGTGCAGGCGGTGTTCAGCACGTCGACCTCGGTGTCGTCGCGCTCGGCTGTCTTCTCGGTGACGGCGGCGGACGGCGACGTCTTCGGCCTTCAGGTCACGTCCAGCAACCTGGGCGGGACTGCGGTGTCCATGGTGATCGCGATGACCGCGTTCTTCTATCGATGAAATCGCCGCGCGCTTTTTGGGTGGCCCACCGAACGAGGCGAGCATCGACCCGATGAGCGACACAGGAAAGCCGACGATCTGGGACGTGCCGGTAAGCCCGGCCGAGCGGTGGCAACTCGTGAACCTGGTGTTCCACCGCCAGGCGAACATCAACACCAGTGGCGAGGGCAAGGAGGTGCGCAGGATGCTGCGGGCCTTCGGCCTCATGCCGATCCGGGACGCGCTGCGCGCGCACGCCAGCGGTGTGAATCCAGCGATGGCCGAGAACACGGCCCTCGCGCTCCATCACCTCACGATCGGCAACCTGGACGCGCTCGACAAGCTGATCGCGGGCGTGCCGCGGACGACGGGCACCGAGGTGGATCTCGGCGAGTTCTTCGACCGCCTCGACGCCGCACGCGCGAACGAGCCCGATCCCGCCTGGGCCGCGCTCCCGAAGTACGACGAGGCCGCCGAGTCCTGGGCGCCCCCGCGGGAGCCCATGGACCAGCTCGTCTGCCCGAGCTGCCAACAGGCGTTCGACATCGGGGAGGCGCGGACGGCGGCGATCAAGGCGGCGTCCAAGCCGCAGGCGAGCGCGCCGACGCCAGTCCCTGCCCCGGCCGCCGACGCGGCAGAGGATCCGGTCTTCGTTTCCGAGGCCGCCGCCGGTGGCTAAGTCCACCTCCACGGACCTCCGCAAGTCCGAGCGCAAGCTCGCGCGTGCCGTCCAGAAGGCCGTCGACCGCATCACGGACCGCGCCAACGCCGTCGACCAGGTGCTCAAGGCTGACGCCTTCCGCGAGCGCTTCCGCGACGCCATCGCCGGTCACGAGACGATCGTCGCGACCAGCGGACGAGACTCGATCGTCGGCATCGCCAGGGACGTGCTCCGACGCATGGGCGTCGACACCACGGACGTCGTGCTAGAGCTCGCGCCGCGTCCCGGATCGGGCCTGGCAACCGTCACGGCCACGGTGCCCGCGAACCTGCACGCGCTGGCCAGGGAGATCGCGACCGGCCGACGACAGAACGGGGGGCGAGCCGTCGCGGCGTGATGCATGCCGGAGGAGCGCACCGAGAACAGCACTCTCTTCGACCTGTCGCCGAAGAAGAACATCCGCTTGCGGATCTCGCTCGGTGTGATGGTCGCGATCATCGTCGCCCTGTTCGAGGGCGGCCGGTTTCTGCTCGGACAGTACATCGAGCTTCGCGACGAGTGGCTGGCCCGCGTGCACCAGCTCGAGGCGCTCTTCCCGAAGGACGTACAGGGCCGCGCGTGGGAGGCGACCCACGGCGTTCCGGTCGGCGAGTGGCAGTTGAAGTGGCTCGAGGAGCGAGAGCAGAAGGCCCGGGAGGAATTGGAGGAGCGCTGCAAGGACTACGTGATCCAGTCCGAGCAGAGCGCGCGTATGGGTCGGCGGAAGAACCCGTGATCGGCGGAACAGGAGACAGGAGACGTGTCCGATGAGAAAAAGAATGGCCATGGAGATGGCAGCCGCAACGGCTACCGCGACGAGGGCGACGACGCGGTCCCGGAGCCGGCCGGCGGGATCATCATCCCCGGTCCCGACACCGCAGCCGATCGCGTCTCGCGTCTCCGCCGAGCACTGGACGTCGCTGACGGAATCGGTGAGCGACTTGAACGCCGCCTGCGACGAGGCGGCTTCGATCGCGGATCGATTCCTGACGTCGTAGAACTGGCGGACTACCTCGAGGGCGTGCTCCCGGAGCGGCTTGGCGCAACGGCAAGATGCCTGCGCCTCGTGGTGGGGCTGCACGAGGACTCGCCGACGCGCGCGCTCAGGGCGCTGGTCTCCGAGGCGCACAAGATCCGATCGAGCTGGCTCGAGCTGAGCACGCACGAGCGACCGCTGGCGGAGCCCGGGATCGCGGTGCGGCTGAGAGCGCTCGCGAGGCAGATCGAAGAAACAGCCGCGGAATTTGGGCGGCGACCCCAGGGGGCGTAGCACAGAGGCATGACGATCCGTCAACGACACATCGTCCTCGCGGTCCTCGGCGTGGCCGCTCTTTTGCTCGGCGAGCTGGCGAAGACGCCGCACTTCGCCTGGGCGGGAGGCGCACTGCTGCTGGTCACGGACCTGCGGCGCGTGCTGGCGGGGGCCGGAGCTGACGCACAGGTGGAGGCGAGCGAGAGGCCGACGCCGCCGAGCCCGCAGGCGGTGGAGCCGCCGCCCAGCGATCCACCGACGAAGTGACCGCCGCATGAAGCTGACAGACCTCGACCCGCGGTTCGAGAACGCCGTCGCCAGCCGCCCCAGCCGGTGCGGCGTCACGCTCTCGTTCGCCTGCCCGTGCGCGACGTGCGCGCCGAAGGCCCTGCGTGAGCGCTACCGGATCGAACTGTCGCTGTCCAACCCGCTCGATGGAGGTGAACCCTACGCCGGCCAGGGCCTCGAGGGGCGCTTCTGGACGCGAGAGGGGAACGGAAGCGACCTCGCGACGCTGACGATCGCGGAGGCGATCGACTTCTCGCTGGAGGGGCACTGGGCCGGGAGGGTGACAGGCGGAGAGGTGGTCGGCTGATGGGCGTCGGCATGCCCGCGTCGCTGTTCCTCAACGAGTTCGGTTCGCTCGTCTACCACGCCTTCGGCGAGTACCCGTACCACGTCGGGTCCTCGGTCGAGTCCAAGATCTGGCGCGATGTCGACGTGCGCTTGATGCTCGCCGACGACGTCTACGCGGCGATGGGGCTCGGCGATCCGAAGGAGCCGCACCGCAACCCGCGCTGGATGGCGATGTGCGCGGCATTCTCGGCGCTGGGAAAGCAGATGACGGGCCTGCCGATTGACTTCCAGATCCAGGCGATCAGCGAGGCCAACGCGCAGTTCAGCTCGAAGGACGGGTGCGTTCGGTCGTGCCTGGGGATCGTCGGGCTGCCGATGTTCACGATGCCGGAGCCGACCGAGAGGGGGCTTGCAGGCGACCAGGTCATGCGGGATGCCGAGAAGGAGCGCGGCGTTTGAAGCGCTGGACCAACGACTACGGCGACATCCCGCGCTGGTACTGGCGCATACGCCCGACGTGTCTGTCCGCCGGAGAGGAGCGTAGGAGGAGACGCGCGCGGGCTGCGGTCGCGATGGCGCGGGCCGTGGCGTGCTTCTGATGCCGGTGATCGCAGCCTTCGACCCGGGCTCCGTCAAGGCCGGCTACGGGGTCATCCGCGCTGATGGCGAGCTGCTGACCTACCTCGAGTGCGGCGTGATCATGGCGCCGGCGGGCTGGGACAAGTATCGGCGCCTGGCCGAGATCGCTCGCGGCGCCGAGGAGGTGCTCGACGACTTCGCCGCTGACGTCGTCGCGATCGAGGCTGGGTTCGTCCGCTCCCAGATGGGCGCCATCACGCTGGGCGCCGCGCGAGGTGCGATCGGTGTCGTGGCCGCGCGCCGCGGGATCGCCGTGGTCGAGTACGCGCCGGCGACCGTGAAGCTCGCAGCGGCCGGAAGCGGACGAGCCGAGAAGGAGCAGGTAGCGCGGATGGTGCGCGCGCGACTGCGGCTGCAGCACGAGCCGGAGCCGGACGCCGCCGATGCGCTGGCGATCGCGATCTGCCACGCCCACCACATGGTCGCGTCGAGGAGGGCGCGAGCCGCATGACCGATCTCCAACCCGCGCCCGACGGCCGCCACTACATCGACGGCAAGACCGGCCCGCTCCCCGTCGGTTGCATCGAGCACGACGACGGCACCATCGATGCCGGCCCGTGCCGCAAGTGTGGCGAGCCCACGCTGTCTATCGTCACGCTCGAGCACGATGGCCAGGTAATAGCCTCGGCGTTCATGTGCCGGCCCTGCCGCGGCCAGGATGACGACGAGCTGGGGTGGTGGCGTCGGCAGTTCGAGGCGCTTCTGCGCCGCGGCTGGACGCGCGAGGCGGCGAACGCGGAGATCATCCGGCGCATGGAAGCGGTCGAGGCCGGGCGGTCCGCATGATCATCGCCTTATTCGAGTGCGCCGCCCACGGCTGCCCTGCCCGTTCGCCCAGTGTCGATTCGTCGTCCGGAGCGCTTGCCCGCGCGCGCCTTGAGGCGGTTGCCGTCGGGTGGCGCCTGACCCCGCAGCGGGCCTTCTGCCCGAAGCACGCCCATCTGGCGATCGTCGAGCTGGACCAGCGGGCGCAGGTGCTCTCACGGCTTGGTGCCGTGCACTGGTTCGAGGATCACTGGGTGCACGCCTCCACGTGCGTTTGCCGTCCCGACGCCGCCGATCCTCGCTGCGACGTGGGCGAGGCGCTCTCCAGGCTGGCGCGGGCGGCGAGGGAAGATCGGCTGGAACCCGAGCACCGACGCTGGATCTGACCCCTGGCGCGCCGCGCCAGAATCGACATGCCCAGGTGCTTTGATGCTTGTCAGTGATATCAATTAGTGATATCAATCTAGACATGACGAACGCCGAGCGTGCCGATCTCATCAAGTACCTCGAGGAGGCCGCGAACGCCGCCGCCCGCGACAGCCGCGAGGCTGGCTGCACTCCCGAGCAGGCGTGCGAGAACGCCGTCGAGGCAGTCAACGACTACGGCGCCAAGTGCCACCCTGGCCTGGCGATCCGCTGGGACGTCTTCGAGCTGCGGATCGTGGGGCTGGATGACGCCGAGGACGAGCCGACCGTCGAGGTGCCGGCGGTGTCCATGGCGGAGTTGGTGTTCGGACGGAAGGAGGCCGCGTGATGTCCGCTTCGAAGATCACCACCTGGGGCCGGTCCAGCGGCGGCGGCGCCGATCGTCGCGCGTCTAGCTTCTGGGTGGGCGAGGTCGGCTGCGGTCTGCAAGTCACGGTCGCGCCGGGCGTGGAGGAGACCACGGAAAGCGCGCTGGCGCTCGCGGCCGAACTGGCCGCGCTGGTGGCAGAGCGCAACCCGGAGCCGGCCGCCGATGATGCCGCCGATCTGTCCGTGGCGATCGAAAGTGCCGCGCGCACCATCTTCGCCCGTGCCGCTGTCCTTGGTGGCCGCTGCTCGGCAGGCGCGTGGACGCCTGCTGTCGCCGATGGCTTTGAATGGGCCGTTCTCGACCTTCGAGGCGCTCCGCTCGTGCTGGCCCACGACGTCTACGAGGTCGCGCGCATGTTCGCGATCTACGAGGCGTACGGCATCCCGGAGGACCTCGACATGCCGATCCGGGTGCCGTCGGATGCTGACCAGGTGGCAGAGCGCCGGTACGAGAACTGGTGCACGGACTACCGGTTCGCGCCGTGGGGCGATCCGAGGTTCGAGCCGCCGGCGCCCGGCTCGAACGGAGGCCGGACGTGAGAGACGCCGGCTCGACCGAGGTATCCGAGCGTCTCCCGATTCATGAGCTCGTGGCCGTTTACCAGAAGGCCGAGGCCGACATCTGCGCCGCCTTCGGACTGATCGATGGCGCCCTCGGACGTCTAAATGTCGCCCTGGCTGGCAATCTGGATTTCGGCCTCAAGTCGCGTCTCGACACGAGGGACCGTTACTCGTGGGACGATCCGACCGATACGCTCGCGGAGCTTCGCCGCGACGTCTGGGGCCGCCTCCTCGAGCGCATGCAGGTCCGCAAGATGATGAGCGTGCAGGCATGGAAGGATCTGCAGGATCGCCTCAAGCACGACAATCCGCCAGAGATCACGACCGAGAACGTCGAGTCGTTGGTGGCGCAGTTCCAGGAGGAGGCTCCCGCGATGCTCAAACAGGCCGTGCTCGAGGTCTTCGAGTGGCTCCGTCCGCCCGGCAGCAAGTACAAGCGCAACAGCGAGTTCGAGATCGGAGAGCGGGTGGTGATCCGATGGATGATCGAAGATCCCGCGTTCTGTTCCCACTGGCGCGTGAACTACAACTACGAGCAGGAACTGATCGCGCTGGAGAACGTCTTCCGAATGCTGGACGGTAAGCTTCGCCGGGATGGTGACGGCTACTACAGCGATGTGTCCACGGCGGTCAAGGCGATCCCGATCGGACAGCCCTGCGCCGGCGTCACCGAATACATCGAGTTCCGCGGCTTCCGCAACCGCAACCTGCACATGAGGTTTCTCCGCATGGACCTGGTCGCCAAGCTCAACGCCATCGCGGGCGGCGCGCGGCTCAAGCCGGTCGAGGCGGACGCACGTTGACCGCCCGCCGCCCGTCCTGATATGCGTATCTGATATGGGCTACTCCGAGGACCCGAAGACCAGGCGCCTGCCGCCGATCGCTCTCACCGAGGTGCAGCACGAGCAGATCCGGAAGCTGGCCGAGCGGTTCAACATGCCGGTCGCGAGCTACGTGCGGGCCCGGGCGTTGGGGAAACTGCATGAGGCGTGCGTGGATGAATCGGCGCCGTCTTCGCGTCGCGCGCGCAAGAAGTGACCAATCCTCACTCCACCGGCGCCCTCACCCGGACCCCGCCCGGCCCCCACACCTTCAGCCGCTCGGGCCGGTCCGGGTTCTGGCTGCAGTAGAACCACCAGCGGCCGTCTGGCAGCTCCGGCGACCGGTAGCAGTGGGCCTTCCCCTCGCGTGCGATCTCGACCGCCGTCACCCTCAGCATCGCCGCCAGCGTTGGGGCGTGCTCGCCTCCGAGGAGGACCTCGCCACCGCACCACGGACAGCGGAGGTGCGGGGCGGTCGTGGGCTCAGTGATGGGCTCCGGGGCCTCGAGCGCGCGTAGGGGAGCGGCAGGAGCGATCGGAGGCGTCGGTGGCTCGGCCGGGCCCGAGGGCTCGTCGGCTACGAGGTCAACGTCGAACGTGAGATCGTCGAGCAGCTCCGGCGGCGGCTCGCGCACCTCGGTGGCCGGCTCGTCGGCGAACTCGTCTGCGGGGTCGCGGTCGGTCATGGTAGTCTCATGCACAAGTCCCAAGCGCGTCCGCGATTGCGGAAGGGCACCCCGGGCCAACCGGGGCAACTGCGCCAGGCCCCGGCGGTTATCCTCCGGGGCTTTTTTCGTGCGCCTCCGCTGGCGGTATCTCACCCCGCGCCCCGAACGCCTCTTCGTGCCGCAGGCGTGCGTCCTCGGTCTGCTCAGCGACCTGGGCAGGGGCATCGGGCGCCACCGGTGCCCGGCCGCCGAAGTCGGGCTCGGCGCGGGCGAGCAGCGCGCAGAGGAGCGCAGCGATCACGCGACACCGGGCGGCGGCTGGGCGGCGCGGTCCATCACGAGGTAGCCGAGGAGCACGCCCCCGTGCGTCTTCTCCGGCTGGCCGCTGTGCCTGGCGACGCAGTTCCCTTCACGGCCGCCGTGGTCGTTGAAGGTGTTCCCGCTGATCTCGGTCCCGACGTTGCCTAGGCCGTCCAGGCTCTCGACGATCCCGACGTGGCCGGTGCTCTCCGAGTGCTTGAGCACGTAGATCGCACCCACGGTTGGATTGCTGTCACGGCAGATGGGCTCGGTCAGCGACCAGAGCTTCAACGTCGATCCGGTGCGCGGGAGAGGGTTGACCAGCGTCAGGCGCTTCGCCGCCTCGTCGAACACCGTCCACAGGAACGCGGCACACCACGCCTCGCCCGGCGGCAGGCGCACGTTCGCCAGGAAGCGGTCGACGTCTGGGCCGCGGTTCTGGCCGCCCTGCTCGTGAACGCCGAGGTACGAGACCGCGATCTCGAGCGCGACTTCGGTCAGCGTGGGCATGCGCGCAGCGTCGCACGAGGATGCGCGCGCCCAAGTTCCGCGGGGCGTTTCAGAAGTAGCGCATCGTCGGGTCCGGCACCTGCATCATCACGGGCCGCCTGCGCCGAGTTCGACGCGACATCGTCTCTTTGATCCCCGCCTTCCGCATCGCCTCGCCGGGCGTCCGTCCGCTGCCGATCACGCGGGTCATGTCCGGGTCGAGGATCACCCACCGGCCGGGCCGCTGGTCCTTGAGCAGGCCGGACAGGTCCATCAGAACGCCACCGCGCACCCCGCCCGCCGGCCGCCCACCGCGCACGCAATCCGGTGCCGCTCCACCAGCCACACCGCTGCCGCCGTCCCCAGGAGCAGCCCCGCCGTCACGTACCCCGTGATCGCCAGGGACCTTGCTGCAGTGCCGTCGTCGTAGAGCTGCTGGCAGACCAGCCCACCGCGGCCCGTCGCCGCGGCGTTGCAGAAGGGGTTGGCGTCGAACGCTGCCGCCCGGCTCTGCCACCGGGCGTGCTCGATCACGGCCAGGGTGAGCGGGAGCATGGCGACCGAGGCGAGCGCGACCGGAGCGGTCAGGATCGGAGGCGGCGGGCAGGCCAGGCAGGGCGCGCGTGGGGCCGGCGGTTGGAGCTCGGGCGCGAGCGGCGGCGGGACGAACGGCGGGGGATCGAGCGGGCGCAGGTCGAAGAACTGCTGCACCACCGGGGCGACTGGGCCCGGCGCTGGGACTGCCGCCGGCTTCGGCGCCTCCTGTTCCGGTTTTGCCGCCTCATTTGAGGACGAGAAACCGGAAGTCGGCGCCGCCCGCGCGGCCCGCCGAACGCCTGCGATCTCCCGCGCCGCCCGCAGGCACACCGCCATGTTGCCGCCCGCCCAGGCGGTCGCCCGGTCCGACCGCATCCGGTCAACGACCCGCCGCTCCACCTCGGCGGCGCCGTGCGCCTTGACCACCATGCCGGATCCGCCGCCCGAGATCGCCACCCGGGTCTCCCGGCCATCGGCCCCGTCCGCGCCCTCGGACACCGACACCTTGCCGGCGCCCGTCTCCTCGACGCAGGTCAAGAATGCGACGAACGCCGACGTGAAGCACTCGCCCTTGTACGGGCGTGTCCCGGTCGGACACCGGGGCGCAGCCGGCGCGCGCTCACCGTCGCTGGCGGCCAGAAGGCCGACGAGGACAAGGCACCAGGCGAGCGGAGAGCGGGACACGGCCGGATCCTCGCACGGGGCGCGGGTGGGCCAAGAAGCGCGGGGCGCTCAGACGCCAACCGGGCACGGCGCGGCGTGGCGGCCCTGATCGCCTTCTCTCGACCATTGCGCTCGGCTCCGATCTCGGCCGCCTTCGCGGTCAGTGGCTCGCTAACCTTCGCTGCTTCTTTCGCTGCTGCAAACGCGCGCTTGGCCTCTGTCTTCGCCGTGCGTGCGGCCTCGAGCCTCCCTCTCAGCTCCGGCGGGATGGCGCGCTTGCGGGTGGCGGCCTTGTGCGCCTGCACTTCTGTCTGTACGGCGTCGAGCGCCACGATCGCGTCCTTGAGCGCTTGCTCGGCAGCGGCGTACTCGGGGACCAGAGCAGAGCGGGCCTCGCGATAGGCGGTTCGGGATGCGCGCGCGATCTCGATCCGGTTGTTGTAGTGGCGGCCGTACTCGTGGAATTGGGCTGCGGCTTCCGGCGGCGGTTCGCCATCGGGCGTGAGCCAGCGAAGGAAGAACTTGTAGGTGTACGACTGCGTTGGTTTCACGGCGTCCCCATCGTCCACGCCGGACAGTCATCGCACGTCGGACCAGCGCAATACATCCCGCCCGGCAGCACGCAATCGGTGACCGGCTCCGCCTGCGTGTTCCCCGGCGAGAACTGCAGGCACTTGTACAAGCACGCCGGGTGACCAGGGCACGGAGACGAAGGCGCCTCGACCGTCCAGCCGTCGTTCACGGAGCAGGCGGGGCCGGCGTCGAAGCCATCGGAGGCCGTGGTCGCGTCGAGGGCTCCGCCATCGGATCCGCCGTCACCCCCGATCACGATCACGGGGTTGTTGTTGAACGTCGGGCAGGCGGGGAAGACAGCGAGCGCGAACGCGAACGCGATCAGAAGAGTGGGCTTCAAGTGGGCCTCCGATTCAGGGTATCACCGAGGGGAAATGGGCCAACATCCGCGTACGCGAACCACCTCTTGAGTCCGCCGATCGGCCTCTCGATCACCCACCACGACACGCTGGCCGCCGCGACGGTCACCGCCAACGACGTACCCGCCCACAGATACGTTCCGTGCCGGTGCCTGGTCAGCGGGTACAGCAGCCACAATGCCGGCGAGTGGAACAGGTACACCGCGTACGAGATCCGTCCGACGTAAACCGCCGGGCGCCAGCCGAGCACGCGCGCGAACACAGGCGCTCGTCTCTGCCACAGGTGCAGCACGAGCACCGACGTCCAGACGGCGCAGGCCAGGTACTCCAGCGATATCCCCGCTCGGGCGACGTGGCTTTTCGGCCAGTGGTGGCGGATCGCCAGCGACGCCGCGTGCACGAGGAACGCGCCGATGCCGAGCCGACGAAGCCTCTCGGCCGGCAGTCCTCGGAGGTCCCACGCCGCAGCGCCCACGCCTACGGCCAGGGCGTCGAAGCAGAACGGCGAGAAGAACGAGCTGTAGCTGTTGAGGCCCCAGCCGAAGATGACCGCGCGGGAGACCACCCCGATCGCCACCAGCGCCAGGCCGAGCGCGATCAGATGCGACGGACGCAAGAGCAAGATCGCCAGCGGGGCCAGCAGGTAGAAGTGCTCCTCGACGCACAGGCTCCAGAGGTGGACGAGCCGCAGGTGCTTGCCGAGCAGCAAGGCGACGTTGGTGGCGTAGGTCGCGTTCCACGGCAGCTCCGCGCGCACCTCACGGAACACGAACCACGTCACCACCAGGAACACCCAGAACACCGGCAGGATGCGCAGCGCGCGGCGCGCGTAGAACGTCCGCAGCTTGTCCCAGATCGGAGCCGCGGACTCGCGCAGGCGCAACAGGATGCCGCCGATCAGGAAGCCGGACAGCGCGAAGAAGATCCAGACGCCGATATATCCGTGCGCGATGAACGGCAGGTGAGCCAGGCGAGTCGTGTGCAGCGAGTGATACGCGAAGACCATGAGGCAGGCCACGCATCGGAGGCCGTCGAGGGAGCGGACGTGGCGGCCGGTGGTCATGGGGTCTCGGGGGGAATGCGCGCGAGCAGATCCAGGATCGCCTTGAACCGCGCGTACCGCTCCGGGTTCTTCTTGGCCACCCATTCGTTCCCTCGTAGTTCGAGAGTCGAACGGAAGAACTCCAGGTCGGGATCGGAACGGAGCAGAGCCTCCATCTCGGGCGCCAGCTCGGTCAGGGCCTTCACGCGGGGCCATGCCTCGACGCTGTCGTGCGGATTCCGCGACCAGATCAGAGCCTCGCCGCGGGCGTCTCTGAGCGCACCGTCTTCCCAGCGCCATGGCGGCGGGTGCTTCGCGTCATTGCTCATCGTCACGGTTCTCCGAACGGATCACGTCCGAGTTCGCGGAGCAGCTTCGCCGCCGCATACAGCGTCTCGTCGTACCCGATGCCATCGAACGCGCTTCCACGGCCGCCGCCGTATTCGCTCGAGTGCTCGTCCAGCCACCCGGCGACGAGACGGTGAATCATTCCGACGAGACGCGGGTCAGCGTGCCGGGCGCGCTCCGCGAGGTCGCCGATCTCGACTACATCGAGCGGATCGACTCGGAGGCGATCGGCGCACGCCTCGCAGATGATCGTGCCCAACTTCCCGTCGCGCTTCGCCTGATCCATCCGAGCGGCGCACGCAGAGCAGAGGTCGGCACTGGTTGGCTTGTCGTCGGTCATTCCGTCCGTCCTTTCTCGACCCACCGCCTTCTGCACTCGTTCACGAACCTCTCTGCCGCCGGCCACAGGCTCAGGGCAGCGTCTCGCTGGTAGGGCCCGAGGTCTTCCCGGTCTCGCACCTCGTCCGCGAGCTGCGTGATCAACTGCGACACCGCCCGCGCTCGGTCGACGAACGGCGCATCCGGCGGCGGGATCGGTCTGACGGCCAGGCACACTCGGCAGGTGACCGCGTTCCAATCGGAGGTGCAGCGGGAATCAGGCGCTTCGCTCGCGACCGTCTGACACGCGGTCGGAGCCCCAGCGGCAGGGCGATGGTGGACCCTGGATGTGGCGGCGGACTCGCGGGCGGGAGCCGGGTCGGAAAGACGAGGACGGGTCATGACGTCACGGTCGCAGCTTGCGGATAAGTGGGAAGCGCTCGCCACCATCGAACGCGATCGTCCGGAACGGACGTGTAGCCCCAGAAGGTACCGCCGGGAGCGGGAACCGCGGGCACGAGCCATCCGATCTGGTCAGTCTTTCGGCCGGGCTCGAACTCGACGCGACCGTCATCGTCGACCGGCCCGTCCTTGATCTGGTCTTTGAGAGCGCACGAAGCACACAGCAGTTCGATGCGCTCGAGGAACGTCTGGTACTGTCGCCACAGCTTCACGCCGGTGGCGCCGCACGAGCTGCACCGGTAGGACTCCGGAACGATGACCGCCGGATCGGATGGCGCGGCTGTCACGGCCCCTCCCAGATCAACGCATCCTGATACGTGCATGCCATGGTCCCGCCCCAGACGTACGCGATCGTCTGGTCGACGGTCTTCCCGTCCTCGGACGTCTCCACGGTCACGGTCGCGGCGTTGTTCGCAGCACCCTGATACATCGCCATCCGGACGCAGTTGTTCGTGCTCGCCGTCGAGCCCGTGAGCACCCAGTCCGGTGAGAGCGGCTGCCCGGGGTCCGCCCAGTCCCAGGTCATGTCCGGCGAGCACGGCGAGCACTTCGGGTCGCCCGAGACCGCCTGGCAGTGGTCGCCGAACATCCCACCGACGATCGCGCAGTGGCCCGAGAACGTGGTGTCGCGGATCGGCTCCGGAGCGCCGGGAGAACCGGACGTGGCGTGGGTGCCGCAGCCGATGAGGACGAGGGCGAGGAGGAGGCGGATCACCGGGTGGCCTTCTTCCGGTCACGCTCCCCGGCCTGACCGACGACCTCTTGCGCACGTCGCACGGACACCGACCGGACCCAGATCGATGGCGTCATCCGGTCGCCAGGCCGCGCCTCGGACTCGATGCGCGCCGCTTCCCTGACCAGTTCCATGCTGGTGTCGTCGAGGTTGATCATAATGCGATTCCGCTGGCGCTGGGACACAGGTACGGGTGGGCGCCCCCGACCCAGGGGCTCTGATTTCTTGCGGGCCATGTCCTTCGAGTGGTGGCAGACTCGCTCGAAAGAGGCAAGGATTTTCTGCAATATTCTGCAACATCATACCTGAACAGGATGTCAGTTATTTTTCTGTTGCACGAAATTACGGCGCGAGTTACCTTCTGAGCATGGACATGACGACGACCTCCGCGGCGGTGAAGGCGACCCGCTACATGATGGCCAAGCCCTGCAAGGACTGCGGCGAGCGGACCAGCGCTCTGCTGACCACACGCTACCCGGCCAGCGACGCGACCGGCGGCCCGGTGTTCTACTGCAACGGCTGGATCTGCGTGTCCTGCCGCGGCTGCGGAAAGCCGAAGATCGCGCACCTCGTTAAGGGCAAGATCTCGCACCAGCACGAGTGCGACGCCAAGTGCATGTCGTCGCGCGGCTTCAAGTGCGAGTGCTCCTGCGGCGGCAAGAACCATGGTGCCTCGTACGAGGCCGTCGCTTCGGCGGTGGGCGCGTAACTACGGAACGGACCCAGGACAAGGAGATGACGATGACCACGATCCTCAGCAGCGGCTACAACAACGAGACCAGGCGCTACGAGCGCCGTCTGTCGGACGGCACGGTGGAGGTCCGGCGGTTTGCGGCGGTCGATGCCGACGGTAACGAGATCGGCCGGTTCGCCGAACGAGACGTCGCGGCCGGCGCGTGCCAGGACGCCGCCCGCGAGGACGACAGCGACGGCGAGGGCTACGAGGTCCGCGAGGTGTTCGTTCCCGCGTCGGAGCTGGAGGCGGAGTAGCTGACGCCCCCACGCTGGCCCTCTACGGAGGGCGGGCGCGGCGGAATCAGCACCGACACCACAACCACAACCACAGGAGAACGACCATGATCACAGAGATCAAACACCCGACCCTGAACATTTCCGCCCCTGCCGCCGTGTGGGCGGCTGCCGGGTACACGGTGTACTCCGACGGCCAGATTTCGCACGGGCCGCACGGATTCGAGGCGCTGCTGGTGCGCTCCCTGGTCCACGTCCCCGACGACGAGCCGGGCGCCGTGCGAGTCGCCTGGGCGATGGACCAGCGGGCCAAAGAGCATGACGAGCGCACCCGGGTGACCGCCGAGGCCCGGATGGCCGACTCAATCCGTGAGCTGGCCCTGTCGTTGCGGGCCGAGTCGGCCGAGGCGCTCATCGCGCGCCTTCCGGGAAATATCAGGCCGTACGTGGAGACGGTGTTTCGCGCGCACAAGGGTTGACGCCCCCACGCTGGCCCCGGTGGCAACACCGGGGCGGGCGCGGCGGAATCAGCCGAGAGGAGATGAGACGATGACGACGATCCCGCACACGACAGGCAACGCCGCTCCGGACGGAGCGCGTCCACGATTCTTCGCCAACGCCCGCAAGGCGCTGGTCGAGCGCTACACCGCCGACGGATGGGTGAGCGAGGAGAAGCCGATCTACTTCGACGCGCGCGACGTCGATGATTGGCGCGATCGGTCTGCCGTCGCCAAGGCGCTGGGCCTGCACAACGGCAGCGAAGGGCTCTGGATCGGCAAGCGCATCGTGGCTTTCGTCGAATCGTAACCACCACATCCCCGCGCCGTGCGCTCGCAGATCGCCTCCGCCTTGCCCTCCTGACCCCCTCTCCTGTAGCTTCCCGGGCCGTGTCCCGGGAGCCGGACGAAACCGACGCGCACGCCGAGAGACTTCGGCGCGAGGTAGAGCGCTGGCGGTCGGGGCTCCGGAAGATCGTCGAGGAGGCATCCGCCGACGCGCTAAAGGCGCTGGAGACCGGGGACGCGGCCCGGGCGGCTGAGGCGATGGCCAGGGCCGGCGATGCGCTCCGCCGCTCTGCGATCGTGATCTCGTCCGTTACGAGGTCTGCCAGCCTCTTGACATCTGAACACGGAGCCGACACAGTCAACACGATGGACGCGATCTCAACCGATGCCCTCCGCAGCAGGTCCGCGCTCTCCGAGGATGCGCTCAAGCACGCCTTCGTTCGGGCGTTCACGGACAAGGGCGAGAAGATCGCCGACATCGCGAAGTGGCTCGAGGAGAAGCTCAAGAGGCGCGTCCCACGCTCGACCGTGCAGAGCTGGTACAAGGACCCATCCGACCCGGCATACCGGCCGATCCCGGAGGATGCAGAGGAACTGATCCGGGCCAGGTACCGGATCCCGCGCTCGTCCTGGCATCGCATCCAGGCGAAACGCCGCTAGAAATCGGGGTCTGAGGGAAATCGTACAGACGTGCTCATTTTGTGTTGACTCCGTGTTGAGCGCGAGTAGACTAGACACAGATCGAGCACAGGAGGGTGAGGACATGACTACGACGCCAGCGCCGACCGCCGAGACGAACCGCAACGCCGCCAACACGAATGCCTCCGACGAGGTTCCGCTCAAGGTCCGGATCATGGGCGCGATGGTCCGCGCCAAGGCCGAGCGGATCCCGCTCATGATCGGGGTGACGGGCCACGGCGTGGTCTGTACCTCGACGCTCGGGTCTCCGCGCTGGGAGCGCGACCCGAACCAGGCCGGGTGCGACCCGATCGGCTGCCTGATTCTCCAGGAGCAGCCCGAGGCGACCGACATCGAGGCAGCGGCGGTCGAGGTCACCCGCACGAACCCGCTCTGGGTCGAGGCGTTCCTCTGCGGCCTCGAGAAGCGGGGGCGCGAGGGCGGCGAGCAGCTCGCGCCGCACGAGCTGCGCTGGGTCCTGCAGGGCTGGGAGGACGGCTCCGTGATCCGGATGGCGATCGCGGGGATGTTCGGTGGCCGGCTGCCGAGGGTGGGGTGAGGGGCCGTGACGAACACGGAGAACACGACGGTGAAGCGGAAGCTGTCGGCGAAGGCGATTGAGGCCCTGGGCAAGCTCATGTCCGCGCCCCGAAACCGCCTGCACGGCAAAGACGGCTGGGTAAACGGCAACGTGTGGAACGCCATGCTCACCAACGGGCTCGTGGCATGGGACAAGCCCGCTCGCGAGACCGTGCTCATGGAGAAGGGGCGGCAGGCATTCGCGGTCGGGTACTTCATGGCTGAGAGGCACTGCGCCCGGTGCGGCGATACCGACGATCTGACCATGTCAGGCGGACTTACCGTGTGCTGGCCATGTCGGTGTCAAGCCGAGGGCTTGTGTACCACGTGCCGCGGCGAGCGCGACGTTCCATGGCAAGACGGCAGCAGCAAGCGTGCCCCATGCGACGACTGCAACGTCGGAAAGGAGTCCCGCTAATGCAACTCGACGTCGACCACTTCGTGGTGACCGACGAGGAGCGCGAGGCGTCCGCCTGCCCGCTCTGCGGTGGTCCGTTGGTCGAGAGGCACGCCCCGGGGACTCCGATCGACGGGAGGAACGTGGTCGGGGTGGTGTGCCGGGACTGCTCGGCGATCCCGTGCGGGTGCTGCGGGGTGGTCTCCGACGATGTGAACCGGATCGGGCTCTGCGGTGGGTGCCGGGAGACGTGCGCGATCTGCGGACCGTCCGGCGAGGACGTGAACGAGAACGGGCTGTGCGCTGACTGCCAGGCCGAGGTGGACAGGCCGGATGCGGACGATAGGGCGGCGGCGGAAGGGACGGTGGCGTAGCCATGGCCGAGATGACGAAGTCCCAGCGTGCCCGGTGGCGGAACCGCATGCGGAAGGCCGGTGACGCGCTGGACACCCTCCGCCACTACCTCGAGGCGGCGCTTGAAGTCTGCCCGGTCCGCGAGCCCGGCGCGCACGAGAGCAAGCAGGAGGAGTGCGAGGCGCTGGCCGCCGATGCGGTTCGCGACGCGCTCGGAGCGGCCGAGGGCGTCAAGGGTCTCCTCGGCGAAGCCTGGACGCAATACCGCTGGGAGGAGCACCGAGCGCAACGGGACGCGGGCGTGATCCTGGCGCGGGCGTTCGCGATCGCCTGCACGGGGTGCGGAGCCGCCAAGCGGACGCCCTGCAGCGTCCATCCCGTCGCGTGCGCCGAGCGGGTGCTAGCCGGGAAGGCGGCGTGGGATGCCGAGGTCGCTGCGGCGACGGAAGGGAGAGAGGGAACGTGAGCACCGACGAGAACAAATGGCCCTTGAACAACGCCTACGGCAATGAGCTAGGCATCACGATCGGCGTCCTTCTCGCGTCGGCTGGCGATCGGGTCCTGTGTTTTTGGCTTCCAGGCGAGGGCGTAAGTGTCACGGGGAAGGTGCGCCGCGTCGCATCTGACAACGTGATCGTCGAAAGCCCGGAGGGTCGACTTGGCGTAATTCCGATCGCGAAGATCGAATACATCACTGAGAGAAGCGACACCGACCATTGCGTCCAGGTCAGGCGCATCGTGGACGCGGGCGTGTTCTGCGGGCAGACGTGCCTCGCGGCGTACCTGGCGGGTGACCTCGCGGCGCCGATCGTCGAGGACAAGGCGGAGGCGTCGTCGTGAGTCCGACCCCCGAACAGCTCATGGTCTGGACGTACCAGGACCACCGAGCCGGAGAGCATGAGGACCCCGTGCGCAATCCGGAGTGCCCGTGGTGCGCGGCGAAGGTGCGACATGAAGATCCGCCGCCACCGCCGGTCAGCGTTGTGAACGCCCGCCTCCGCGAGCTGGCGAAGCACGTCCGCACGTACCACGGTCGGCCGGGGTCGGTGTTCGGCGAGCCCCGCGTGCTCCGCGAGATCTGCCGCCTGCTCGGAATCCCGGCGGGCGATTGCCGACACGGACGCGTGTTCCTGTTCGACACGAACCTCCAGCGGCTCGGGCTGCCGACGTCGACCGAGGTGATCGTTTCGCGCGCCCTCTCCCCCGCCGAGCACTTCCGCCGCCGAGTGCCGCCGTACCCGCCGATCCTCGAGCCGCCGGCGCTGGGCGTGGTTCCGGTGGGGGCGGACGAGACGTGGGCGCACCTGGCGCCGGGGGAAGTGCTGCCGTGAGCACCGCTGTGAAAGAGAACCGCAACGGACTCAAGCTTCTGTGCGATTACGCGCACTGCTCGCCCCGGGCCGAGTTCCGTCCGCGGCTGCGAATCACGGACGCCGAGTACCTCAGGAGGCGCGCGAGGGCGCAGGGGTGGCTGGCGACGATGTCCAGGGTGACGCCCGGCCTGATTCTGGACATGTGCCCCGAGCACGCGGAGGTGGGCCGTGGCCGGTGAGGGCGAACGATGGGAGGACCGGGCGCGCAAGCAAGCTCCGGCGGCGTTCAATCGCTGGTCGTCGATCAACTACGTGGCGCAACTCTATCGGGCGCTGGCCGCCGCCCAGGCAAAGGTAGTCCGCATGTCCATGAGGAATGCAGATCTGCCGCGCGGGGCGAGCAGCGCCACGGTGTCGATTTCGGGCGCACGTTGGACGCGAGCGTTAGAGGCGCGGGACCGGATCGAAAAGACGATCGCCGAGACTCGAGCGCGGGAGCGGCTGCCGTGATCCACCTGCTCCTCCGGCTCTGCTGGGGATGCACGCGAGGGCTCGACGAGTCGTGCGAGGAGCGAACGGAGCCCGCGATCAGGAGGTCACCATGATCCCGCTCGGCAAACGCGGAACGAAGATCCACGTCCAGCGCAAGGCCGCCAGCCCGTGCCCGAACTGCGGTGCCGACCGCGTGCTCTACGACGGTGGACCTGACGGCGCGCTGGAGGTCTGCGAGCGGTGCGGTGCGAAGTCGGACGCCGTGCCGGCGGAGCGCGCTCGCGAGGTCACGATCGAGATCGAGGCCGAGCCGCCTGGGCTGGCGTGGGACGAGCACGAGGCGACCACCGACGTGAACAGCCCGCGCGTGGGGCTGCTGCTCAAGTCGCGTGACCCCGAGGGATGGACATGAGGCGCGCTGTCGAAATCTCCGGCGTTCGCATGGGCAAGGACCCGCGTCCGATCGCGCTCCCGCAGTGCGATTGCGGCACGTTCTACCCGCCGAGCGAGGACCGCTGCAGGTGCTGGCCGTGCACCCAGCGATGGGAGGCGAGGATGCGCCGGATCGCGGGCGAGCGAAAGGGGGCGGATTCGTGACCGCCGCCGTCGACATGGTAGCGACCGCCCCGCCGCGCGGGCCGTCGAAGTTCGACAAGTCGGCACCGCGCTGGGCCGAGATCTATCGCCACTTGTCGGCCGCGCGCCAGCGCCAGGTGGAGTTCTCGGCGCGGCTCGCTGGGGTCACCGTCCGCGACTACATCGAGGGCCGGGTGGCGCACGTCCGGAGCCTCCTCGCCCGGGGCGTGATCCGATGATGCCGATCTCGCGTCGCTTCCTCCGCATGGTCGCCGGCGATCTCCGGCGTGCTCTCCAAGCTCTATCGGCAGGCGATGCCTGCGCCGCCCTGACAGCCTGGGGAGACGCCAGGGTGGTAGCGAGCCTGGCATTCGCGCACTACGGCCAGTCGGCGTCTCTGACCAGGCTGCAACGCATTGCCGAGAACCTGCGCCGCTCGATCTGCGCGGAGGTGCAGGCGGTCCCGAAGGCGAGGCCACTCCCGATCGCAACCGCCGAGGACATCGCGATCGTGGTCCGCCAGATCATCGAGACGCTGAACACCCGCGAGGGGTACCTCATCCCGGAGCGCCTCCTCGATGAGCGGGCCCGGAACGGAGCGCAGGCGATGCTGGGGGCGTTCGAGGTGCGGATACTGCCGCCGGTGGCGGGAGGGTGATGATGGGCTGGATCAACGAAGACCACCCGGGACACGAGGGCTACCTGGTCGCGCTGGTAGAGGTCGAGCCGCCGGTCATCGCATGCTCGCGTGGTTCGAGGACGGCGGAGCGCCACCAGGCCGTGCACCAGTGCCCGCTGCGCAAGAGGATCGGCGGACCATGCGTGCCGGCGAAGCGCGGTTCCGGAAGCGAGAACCGCGAAGCGTGGTACCGATGGCTCTCTCGCCACCCGCAGTGGCGCGAGCTGCGCTACGCCGACGAGCCGCCGCGTGAGGAACGGAAGATCTTCCGCGTCCAGGTCGCGTGTGACTGCGGATGGCGCTCCCAGGTGTTGCGGGCGCCGTTCGGAACCACCTGGTCGCCGTCGGTGGTTTGGCTTCCCGAGGCGTCCGTGCACGCCGAAGCGTGGGAGGAGGCTGCGCGGAAGCTGTGGGGCGAGCACGCGAGGGCGGGCCTGCCGGAGCCGCTGGCGGCGATTGGAGGCTGACCGATGTCGAACGAGATCGAGTTGAAGGACTACGGAGATCGCGATTCCTGGCTTGCCGCGCGCGCGCAGGGGATCGGCGCCAGCGAGGCGGCGGCGCTGTTCTTCGATGCCGACGGGCGGTGCATGTCGCCGTTCCAGTCGGCATACGCGCTGTGGCTGGAGAAGACCGGCCAACTCCCTTCGCTCGAGATCGACGGCGAGTGGTTGGAATGGGGCCAACTGCTCGAGGAGCCGATCGCGCGACGCTACGAGCGCGTGACCGGGCGCCGCATCTGGCAGGGCGGACCGTTCTGCGTCGCCGTACACCCGGAGATCCCGTTCATGCGTGCGACGCCGGACCGCTGGGTGATCGAGGCCCCCGATCGCGGTGGCGCCGGCCTGCTCCAGGTGAAGAACACCCATGCCTTCGCCCGCCACGACTGGGACCAGGGGCCGCCGGCGTTCATTCAGATCCAGGTCCAGCACGAAATGGCGGTGACCGGACGCGACTGGGACTCGGTCGCGGTGCTCATTGGCGGCAACGAGTACCGGCACTTCGACGTCGACCGGAACGACGACTTCGCCTGCGAGCTGGTGGAGCAGGTGCGCTGGTTCTGGGGCCTGGTCGAGAGCGGAACACCGCCGCCGATTGACGGCAGCGAGCACACCCTGGCCGCCATCAAACGCCTGCATGCCGCGGATAACGGCGACGAGGTTCGCCTGCCCGATGAGGCGATCGCGTGGTGGGAGGAGATCGAACGCGCCAGGGCCGAAGAGAAGGCTGCCAAGGAAGCGAAGATTGCCGCCGAGAACAAGCTGCGCGCCGCGATCGGATCCGCCACCTTCGGCGCGCTTCCGGACGGGCGACGCCTGAGTCTCAAGACGCAAGAGGGAGGCGGCTACGCCTCGAAGGTGGAGCGGTACACGTACAGAACCCTGCGCCTCGAGAAGGCGCCGACGAAAGCGAGGAAGCGATGACCACGGGAAACGGGAACGGCAAGCAGCAGGAGCCGAAGACGTTGATGGTGCCGCAGGCGGGTGAGGTTGCGCGGCAGGAGTTCGGCGCCCAGCAGCTCGCCGTCACGGGAGAGTTGGCGTCGGCCGCGATGGCCACGCAGGCGCGAGCCGCAATCGAAGCCCGCTATGTGATGGCCCTGCAGCGACCCCGCGATCTCATGGTAGCGAGGAGCAAGCTTCTCAAGGACTGCAGCCGGCCGGCGTTCGCGGACGCCGCGATCTATCGCAAGCCGGTTGGTGACGGCATCGAGGGTCCGAGCATTCGCTTGGCCGAGGCCGCCGCGCGCGCGATGACCAACATCGACACGTCGACCACCGTGCTTTACGACGACGCGAAGAAGCGGATCTTTCGCGTGTCGGCGACTGACCTCGAGAGCAACTTGACGTTTACCAAGGACGTCACCTTCTCGAAGACCATGGAACGATCGAGTCTTCGTCAGGGCCAGGTGCCGATCAGCAGCCGCATGAACTCTCGCGGTAAGGTGACCTACCTCGTAGCAGCCGAGACCGACGACGACATCCTGAATACCGAGAACGCGCTGGCGTCGAAGGCGTTGCGCGTGTGCCTCCTGCGCCTCATTCCCGGCGACATCCTCGACGAGGCGATGCGCGAGGCTTACGCCACCCTGGAGAAGAACATCAAAGAGGACCCCGACGCCGCCATCAAGAAGATGTGCGATCGGTTCGAACTGGAGCTCGGAATCACGGCGGCCCAGATCAAGGACTACCTCGGGCACCCGATCGGCGAAACGACCGTCGCGGAAATCGCGGTCATGCGCAAGGTGTTCAACGCGCTTTCCGACGGAGAAACGAATTGGTCCGAAGTCATGCAGAACAAGGGTTCAGCGCCGCAGACCAAGCCTAAGGACGACGCGGAGAAGAAGGCCGAGGACCAGCAACCGGCGTCGAACGGTGCGCAGTCGACCGCGACCCAGGATGCACCGGGACAGCAGCAGCCTGCGGCGTCGACCAGCGGATCCAGGGCCGGCGGGCGCGGACAGCAGAACCTCTCCGATGTCGCCCGCTCCACGCGAGCGCGCCGCGAGTCAGCCGCGCAGCCCCCGGCGGCTCCGCCGGAAGACCGCGGCGACGATCCGATGGACAGCAACCCGAACTGGGACCCGGGCCGCGACACCAAGGTGGACGAGTAGCAGCGGACCACCCGTGCTCTACGTCGTCCTCCAACTCCTCCGCGCCGACGCCGACCGGGTGACCGTCACGGCTGCGTTCGGTGCGTTCGAGACGCCGGAGGAAGCCGAGCGCCGATTCCAATCAGAGCGCCTCATCGCTCCCGCTGGAGCCCATCACACGATTGTGGAGGTCGAACCGCCTCCGACCGAATGACCCGATTCCCCCGTCCGCGGGCGCTCCGCCCGCTCCTCCCCCCAAACCCACCCGGGGTGGGGCGCCCGCGGCGAGGGGATCAAACGCAGCGACAGACGAAAGGACACCGATGCCCGCGACCAAGAAAAAGTGCCGACGCAACCACCCGCTCACGAAGGCCAACGTCTACGTCCAGATCAACGCCTACCGTCGGCGCAACGGCGAGATCGTCGAGCGCAAGGCGAAGGTCTGCCGCAAGTGCCGCGCCCTGATCGCCGCCCGCAGGGCGAAGGGGCTGCCCGTCAAGGACATGCGGCGCGAGAGGAGGAAGTAGTCGTGGCCGATCTCGCTAGCCTCGTCAAGAAGGGATCGCCAGCCGCGTGGCCGCACGAGCTGACGATCGTCACCGACCCCCGCGATCCGCTCTGCGACGTGGAGCGGCTCGAGCTGCCCGTCACCGACGAACGGATCATCAACTTCGCCGTCCGCGGCCAGATCCAGCCGATCGTGGTCAGGCTCCGCGACGACAAGCTCGTCATCGTCGCCGGGCGTCAGCGGTGGAAGCGCGCCACCGTGATCAACCACCTGGCCGGCGTGCACATCTACAAGGGGCCGATCAAGGCCGTGCACGAGGCGATCGCGCGACTCAAGGACACCGACGTCGAGAAGCGGATCGTCGAGAAGTGCCCGAAGGGCGTGAAGCTCAAGATCACGGTCCACCGCGGCTCCGAGGCAGAGGCGGCGCACGCCTCGCTGTCCGAGAACGAGCAGCGCGACGAGGACCCGATGATCGCGAAGATCCAGCGCGCGCAGCGGCTCTCGCGCAACGGATTCACGGACGAGGACCTGGCCGACGATTTCGGCGTGGGCGTGCCCACCGTCAGGCGGTGGCTGGCGCGGGACCTCGACAAGCCGCAGGCGCCGAAGAAGAAGCGCGGCAAGGCGACCAGGCCGGGGCTGCAGCGGCTCAAGAAGCTGGTGGCGGCCGAGCACTTCGGCGGCCTGCCGGACGAGACCCAGCGCGTGCTGCGGTGGGTGGCGGGCGAGATCGACGACGATGCGCTGCTCAAGGGCTGGCCGGCGATGGCGCGGGTGCTGGGGGCAACCACGAAGGAAAGGACCGCAGCATGAACGTCGACCTCATCAAGATCGATCCCGACGCCGCCAAGGCCAAGCTCCGCGCCTACCGCAAGGCGATAGCGGAGCGGCACCACTCCGAGACCGCGCGCGCAGCAACTGCCGAGTACGAGCAGATCGAGCAGGCGTACCGGGCGGCTGCCAGGGGGCTGGCGCTCATCGAGCTGAGCAAGGCCATGGCGACAGGCGGATGGGACGAGCAGGGGAGGCCCAGGTTCGCGGTGTGGCGGGCGGACCAGAAACAGGTCTGCTGCCGGTTCGAATCCAGCCACGGCGTGCACTTCTACGGCGCTGGAACACGGTCGTACTATTCGCGCCGAACGCACTTTCGGTTTCGATCGATGCCGCCGCGTCCAGAGAAGTCGTCCTGGAATGGGTGGCGCGAGTTGACCGCGATCGTTCCAATGGTTCCGCCTGACGTTCTCCCGCGCCCGGATATCGACCTCTCCCGCCGCGTGATCCTGTGGGAGGCCGACTGGCAGGATGCGCCCGTCGACCCGCTATTGCTGCTGCCGCTCGGCGGTAATCTCTACGCGGTCGAGGCTGCATGGGACCTGTCACCGCTGGAGCGTGCGGTGATATCGGGTCGGCGGCCATGAAGATCACCATCACCATCACCAAGATGCCCGGCGATTACTTCGCCGAGGCGTTCATCCCTGGCACGTCGTCCCTGTGCTGCCCGTCCGCCACCGAGGAGGGAGCCGCAGCCCTGGCCGTGGAGCGGGCGCTCGAGGAGGTGCAGCGCCAGGTCAGGATCGGCAAGCTGCGGGTGGCTGCCGGCGAGACGCTGCTGATCGAGATCGAGCGGCGGACGACGGTGGACGAGTCGAGGCCGAAGGCCGCCCGATGAACGCCCGCGCCGTCCTCCTCCTGGCCGCGCTCTCCGGCTGCACACCCGCCGTTGCGTCTTCCGCCCCGCCGCTCGACGAGGTGTGCTTCTCGCCCGGGGGCCACTGCGCGGAGCGGGCCATCGCGCTCATCGACCACGCGCGGGCGATTCGCGCGATCGAATACGAGCTGACCGCGCCGGCCTTCCTCGCCGCCTTCGTCCGTGCCCACGCCCGCGGAGCCGACGTTGCGCTCGTTCTCGACGGCCACCAACAACGCGCGTGCCGGGAGTTGGTGGCGGCCGGGGTGACGGTACTGTTGGACCACCAGCACGCGATCGCGCATGAGAAAGTGATCGTCCTCGACGGGAAGACCGTGATCAGCGGGAGCTACAACCTGTCGAGCGCTGCCGAGCGCAAGAACGCGGAGGACATGTTGATTCGCACGAACCGGAAGATCGCAGCCGCGATGCTGGCCAACTACGAGGAGCACCGTGGGCACTCGGTCGGGTGCGACGTGGGAACGACGACAGGAGATGGACGATGAGCGAGACGAAGGTTCGAGTGGGGCAGCGGTGGAAGCAAAATGGCTCCCCGGAAGCCTCATGTTTCATAGACTGCGCGTTCACAATAACCGGGGTCTCAGACGGACGGGCGTCATACGTTTATGACGACGGGTTCGTTCCAGCCCCGCGACTGGTCGAGCAAATCATCAGTCGGTGCCGTCTCCTCTCCGACGCCCCCGATCAGAAGACGGAGCGGGACTGGTCGCGCTGGTTGCCGCCGGCCGACACCGAGGATTGCGGTATCCCGATGGCCGTCGGGCAGGTTAGAGCCTGGCGAGCCCATGGACGCGCGATCGTGTTCCGAGTGACGGTAGCCAACCCACTGGGCGGCGGGTCCGAAGTGCTCGCTGGGAGCGACCCCATCGACAAACCAGGATGCTCGCGCGGATGGACGGGCGGCGCTGGCGTCCTCGTCTGCAATCCCGGCGAGGAGCCCCGCTCGCCTGAGGAGCTGTATGGGGTGGCGAAGTCTTCCAGGGTCGCGTCCGCTGGCGAACAGTCGGCGGCCGACGCCGTTGCAGCCCGCGCCGGCCGGGTGGAGAAAGCCGGCATTACTTCGTCGCCCCCGGCTGAGACCAAGCCCGCGCTGAAGAAGCACGACTTCAGCAACCCGTATGTCGTGCACGCATGGGTTAGCGTGTACGACCAAAGCAAGCACGTCGATCGCCTCTGCGTGGACTGCGGCAGCAGTGGGCCGCCGTCGTCGCCGTGCACGCCTCGCCCCGGATGGCGCGAGCGCTACGAGGCATCGCTGATTCCGGTGCCCCCGCCCGCCCCCACCCGCGTCCCCCGTCACCTCGACTACTCCACCGCCAGCCTCGAGGCCATCATGCGAGAGCTGTACGAGAGGTCGGGGTTTTGTCCGCCGAGGGGGAGGCGATGAGCATCGATTGGATGCGTGCGCGGGACTTCATCGACGAGGGCGATATGATGCCGCCCCCCGAACTGGTGAAGTCGTCACTCAAACTCTGCCGATGCTGCCCGGAGTGCGCGCCGGATACGCCGCCGTGTCACGGGGCGCTGGTTAGCGGGCTCTGCGACCAGCAGCGATGTACCTGCAACGACGACGCGCCGGACGACATGGATGACGACGAGGATTACGAGCCATGAAGACCCGCGCCGAGGCAATTCTGGGGATGGTGAAGGCGCTGCGTAAGATTCGCGACGACCGTGTTGATTGCCTCATGGTCCCTGTCAGTCCGCTGACGTGGTGCCGACAGTGTGGCAATACGGTGCGCACTCACGCGGACCATGCAGCAGGGTTCCCGTGCGCCATCGCCTCCCAAGCTCTCCGCGACTGGGAAGAGAGCACGCCCCTGGAGCGGGATGCTGGCATCGTTTCGGAGGCGGTCCAGGCGGTTTGCGACGGCGTCGCCTACCACCGTGTCGAATCGGGGATAGCGCTGTCCGTGGTTCGCATCGTCGACACCGCCCTCACGGAGCCCAAGCCATGAGCAAGCGCATACCCAGGGACGCGGTCTTGGACGCAGTGGCAGAAGCTCTGGGCGTGGTTAATTGGGGGCGTGGCAATTCATTCGCTGGCGCGCTGGAGTATCGCCAGGCCCGTGCCGCAATCCGTGCGTATCTCCGGGCCACGGCGGTGGCCAAGAAGCGGAAGGAGCGAGGGTGATGGACCACCGAGAGAGGGCGCGCGAGATTGCGTGCGAAATCATCAACCGCAACTGCGACGTGTGTCCCGATGTCGAGCACGCGCCACCATGCAACGCCGCTACCGCAGCCATCGCCGCCGCGCTAGAAGCGGTGGAGCGAGAGACGCGGTCGGATATCCTACTCATGGGCGAGCCGTTCTCGATGCCTGACGTCGTCGAGAAGCTCTGCGGAGCCGTCGACCATCTGCTCGGCGCGCACAACTGCGACTCCCACGGCTGGGAGGAGTTGCAAACCGCAGCGTGCGCCGCTAGGGCGTGGCTTCGGTGGATCAGGGCAGCCGCCCCTCCCGCACCAGTGCCCCGAGAGACGCAGGCGTGTGGTGCATGCCAGGGCAAGGGCAAGCGCCGCAAGATCGTGGCGCGCACGCAAATTCACGTCCTGTGCCCGCTGTGTAGAGGAACCGGGAGGAAGCCGTGACCACGCCCAAGATGCCGAACGCAGAAGACCCAGCAGGAGTTGAGCATGGCGTCAGCGCTCAGGCTAATTGAAGCCCGCGACCGCCAATGGCAGGAGCAACTCGACGCCGCCAACGAGCGCGCCCTCACCGCAGAGAAGGAGCTGGACGAGGCGCGCAAGGAGCGGGACCGGTTATTCGGCGACGTCATGAAGGCGTGCTCGCACTGCCTGAGCCTGGACCGCAAACTCGCCGCAGCCACCGAGAGAGAGCGGGTGCTCAGGGAGGCGCTGGAGCGGATACGTGACCGGTGGCGCGGGTGTCAGCTGGTCTCGTGCGCAGAAGGCGGCGACCCATGCACATTTCACATGTCCGACCGCGCTCTCGCCGCCGCCACCAAAGCCGCCGAGGCGAAGCCATGAGAGTTCCCGACATCGACGTGGTCTCTTGCGACCGGTTACCCGATGACGAGTTCTACGTGGTGTCCGGAGACCGCATCGTGGCGTGGCGGAATGGCGAGGCAATCAAGCTGGAGGGCGCCGAGAAAGAGCGCGTGCGCCGCTGGCTGATCCGAGACGCCGAGGCGAAGCCGGGGAAGGAGACGCCGTAATGCCCGAAATGACGCCCCCGAAACGAATCCGCTGGCGCAACGGGATCTCTCGCGCCGAGGGGTTGATCGAGCAAGCGATCTGCGAACTGGACCGCGCCCTAGAAGCCAATCCGGAGTCGGCCCACCAACCCGGAGAATCGAAGCAGTCCGAGTGTGACGCCCTTGCCGCTGAGTGCACGCGGGAGGCGATCGGGACCTTGCGGGGCGCGATCGCGCTGCTGGCGAGCGCCGGGGACCACGAGAACTGGGAGCGCCGCAAGGACATCCGGAACGCGGAGTTCGCCACCGTGCAGGCGTTTCGAATCGCCTGCCCGAATCCGGAATGCCGGGCCGAGGTCGACAAGCCGTGCGCCGAGCACCCGATCGTGTGCGCGGTGCGGATCAAAGCCGCGCGCGCCGAGGCCGACAGGGCTCGCGAGGAGATGCGGGCAATTGCATGGGGCGGCCGCCGGCCGAAGATGGACACCGAATGACGCCCGCGTTCTCCGCCCCCGCCCGTCTCGCCCGCAAGGCTCGGATCATGTCCGTGGCCCCGTCGGACACCCTCGCCGCCTACCTGCGCAGCATCAAGCGCTACCCGCTGTTGAGCCGTGAGGAGGAGCGCGAGCTGACCACCCGCTACGCCGAGACCCGGGACCAGAAGATCGCCGACAGGCTCGTCAACGCCAACCTCCGCCTCGTGGTCACGATCGTCGGAGAGCGTAACCGGAACCGCGAGGACATCCTGGACTTGATCCAGGAGGGCAACCTCGGACTCTATCACGCGGTCCGCAAGTTCGACCCGACCGTGGGTGCCAAGCTGAGCGTCTACGCCGTGCCTTGGATCCGGGCCTACGTGATGCGGTACTCGATGGAGAACCACCGCCTCATCCGGATCGGCACCACGAAGTGGCAGCGGGACGTCTTCTTCAACGCGAAGAAGGTCCGAGCGAAGACCGACGGCGACGAGGCCGTGGCCGCCGAGCTCGGCGTCACCGTGGAGCAGTTGCAGGATGCGGAGCAGAGGCTCGGAGCTTCCGAGGTGTCGATGTCGACCCGGGTGCTCGGCGAGGAGGAGGACGAACGGACGCTGGGCGACCGCCTGGCCGACGCCGACGGCCGGCGCCCTGATCGGCTCGCCGAGCGCAGGGAGCGCGACCGCATCGTGCGCCAGGTGGTCGCGGAGCTGTTCGGAGCTTCGAGCCCGCGTGACCGCGAGGTGATCCGAAAGCGCCTGCTGTCCGAGGACCCGCCGACGTTGCAGGAGATCGGGGACGGCTGGGGCACCTCGAGAGAGCGCGTGCGCCAGGTCGAGGCCCGTCTCGTGAAGCGGCTACGCGCGCACCTCAAGGCGGCGCTCGGGGACGCGGTGTCGGAGGCGGCGTGATCCGATCCTGACAGCGCGCTCGGCGCCGGCCGGACCAACCACACCGCTCAGACGTTAGGGGGACGACTGACGATGCAGACCATAGCGAAGGGGAAGGGTGCGCCCGCGGCGCGGGGCCTACGTGATCTTGATTCCGTCGGCCTGAACGGCCCGGAACACCACGCGCCGGACGTAGCTGGACACGTCGGTCCTGTGCAGCTTGGCGGCCTCCTCGATCGCCACGCGCTCGCCAGCCGTCACCCGCACGCGGAGGTACTCCTCCCGCTTCGGGACCAGGCGTTTGCGCTTCCGGGGCCGCTTCACGCCGCGAGGCTACGGCTCGCGCCTGATGCCTCCAAAATCGCACCCCGGTTTGTACCCCGGGCGTACCCCACGTCTGATTACGACGCAGCGCGTGTATTGTACAAGAGCGAATTGGATCACCCGAAACGATCAATTCGCGCCAGATTTGGCGCATTCGGCGAACGGCGCGCTGCGATTCCGAAATTGCGCCCTAGGTTTGTAACCTAGAACCCGCTTCCAAGGGGCTTATTTGTCGCTGAAAATCAACGACCCTCCCGATGTCGGCGCCCCCGGAGGTAGAGGATCTCCGCGCAAGCGTGACGACGCTGACGGCCGAAGCCGTCGAGCTGCGGCGAAGGGTGCGGGAGCTCGAGGGGCAGGCTGCAGATCGCAATGCGGCGATCGCGGAACGCGATGCGCAAATCGCTGCCAAAGACGCCATCATCGTCGAGCGGGACCGGACGATCTGTGACCAGGCCAGGGCCCTCGAACGGGTGACGTCGGAGCTGAGATGGCACGGCCTCGACGACGAGGCGCTCAAGATCGCGGAGGGCTATGCCTGGTACGAAAAGACGCGCCGGCACCACCACTCCTGGCCGATCTATCGGCGGCTGCTGGCCCCGCTGGTGCGTCGCCTCGGTCAGCTCGCATGCCTGCGTCTCGACGCCGAGGCGTGGTCGGACCACCGCTGCGCCAGGCTCGAGGAAAAGGTCGGGCGCTGGAGCGATCGCAAGCCGACGGAGACGCAACTCGATCACGAGCTGGGAGCCGCGAAGTCCATGATGAACTGGCTCGTGCGCGGCGGAAAGCTGCCCCGCAATCCGCTGGCCGCGACCGAGAAGGTCGGCGTCCCGCGCCGGCGCGAGACCCGGCTGTCACGTGCGGACGTCGATCGGATCCTGACCTACGCCGACACGCTGGCGCTCGACGGTCACGGCCACCGTGACGATCGCCGCCCGCTTCTCTTCCGGGCCTTCTACCTGGCGCTGTATCGAACAGGGTGCCGCTTCGAGGAGATCCACTCCCTGTCGCGGGCGTGGTTCGTCGACGACGATACCGTCGACATACCAAGACGAGTGACGAAGGCGAAGCGGAAGCGAGAGCCGCGGATCGTGACCTTCGAACCGGAGACCCTGGCGGCGCTGCGCGCGATCCCGCAGCTCGGCGAGGACCCGCGCGTGTTCACCGTCTCGCGGAAGAAAAATGGGATCGCGCTCGTCACCGACGAGACGCTACGCGACTGGTGGCGGAAGGTGTGCGCCAAGGCCGGAGTAGCCGCGAAGGCGGCACTGGGCGAAAAGGTGGTACCGCACAACCTAAGGCACGCATTCGCCAGCGACGCTGAGGATGCTGGAGCGCACCCGCGAGAGATCCAGCACGGCATGGACCACGCCAGCCTGACCACCACGGAGTTGTACCTCCACCGCCGTCCGGCGCAGCGAGCACGGCTCTTGGCCGAGACGATGGGCCGACGACCAGCGCAGCGATCTCCGACGGAGAAATCAAAAATCGAGCAACCTGCGCACGAAAGTTCTTGACTGCAAGCACATGCGGAGCGAAACACATGGTACCCCCCACGTGAAAACCCCGCTCGACAGCCGCGAGCTCCCGACTAGTTCCGTTCCAGCCGACCGCGTGGGGGGCCATGACGGCAAGCAGAACGCTGCTCGCCGGGAGCTTGGGGCCTTCGAGCTGTAGCCTGAGGTTGCGATGAAATCTGCCAGACGTCCCAGTTTTCGCAGATCACGAGGGCGGAATCGTAGCACCTGCCCATCCCCGGTGCAGGGGTGACCGCCCCCGTCGACCCCTCCACCCTCCCCGCCTCCGAGCGGGCGAGGATCGTGGGTGAGAGGATCAGGGAGGCGGTAGCGCGAGGGGAACTCCGCCTGGAGCACGGCGGGTACCTCTACGAAGACGTCCGGCAGCCGGATGTCTGCATGGGCTGTGCGATAGGCGCCGCTGCACGAGTTCTCGGGAACCTGCGCGAGTGCAATAGCAGCAAGGCGTGTCGGGCGGCGGTATGCGGATCCGGTCTTGTGACCGAGCAGGAGGCCATCGAACTCGAGTGCGGATTCGAGGGCTGGCACGGGATGTACCCCGAGCCCGCCAACCTGTCCGTCGAGATGACGGAGGCCGATACGTCCAGCCCCTTCTACCTGCTCGGTGCCGCCCTTCGCGCGGAGGCCCGACTGTGACGGCTCTCGCGCAAACCCTCGACCCCGAGGAGATCCGAGCCGCAATCGCCGAGGTGAAGGCGGACGGGTGGTCGGTGGAGCGGGGCTGGTGGGCCGGGATCTACCGCGGCGAACGGAAGTGCTGCCCCGTCGGAGCTGCGGTCATCGTTCGGGCGAAGCGGGACGGCCGTGCAATTCCCGGCGCCGTTCTGGATTCGGATCACGCCGCACGTCTGCTCGGCGTCGACAAGGAGTTCCTTCAGGGATTCGCCGACGGCTTCGACAACGACGCCCCGGAGCCGGAGGAGGGTACGGCTGACGTGTACGCGGCCGGGTACGCCATGGGCGAGTCCATCTGGCGCGAGCTGAATCCGGAGGCGGGATCGTGATCGGCCGCCGCAAATTCTCGCCCCCGCTCCGCACCTCGTCGTCGGCAATGGTGCCGTCGTGGGACCTCCTTTCTGCGCGGAGCGGGGGCTCTTTCCCGTCGACATGGGAGCGCGCCGCGCGGTGGTTCACGCTGGCGGTGGTGTTTCTGTTGGCGTCGGCGGTGACGGGGTGCGAACTGCCGGTGACGAACGAGCAAGCGCGCGAAACCGTGAACGCGCACATGGCTTACGCCAGAGACGACAGGACAGGGCTCTCCTTCGCGTTCATGAGTCGCGGAGTCGGCAACGCGCAGATCGGAAGCCTCACCAACGTTCCGTGCTCCGCGCAGGTGTTGAGCCTGATTTCGGACGGCGGAGTGGCATCGAGAGGTGGTCAATGAGCGATCTCGCGTTCCCAAAGCCCGTCCGCGCGAAGCTCGCGCTGAAGGACGGCCAACACCGCCGCAAGCCAATCCAGCCCTCGAAGTGGCAGCGCACCCCGGCGAAGTCGGCCGCACCGAAGGCCCGCGGCTCGGCCAAGCGCATCGCCCGCACGCCACACGCAGGCGACAACCCCGCCCGCGTCGCCTGGCTGCACACGCAGCCGTGCGCTGGCCGCGTCCTCACGGGTCACGTGTGCTCGGGGCCGATGACGGTCAACCACGAGCGCGTGGACGTGGGCGTGGGCCAGCGGGCCTCGGACAACCGCACGCACGCGGCCTGCCTCGGCCTGCACGTCACCGGCGACGGAATGGCCAACCTCGCCGGCCCGATGACGGGATGGACGCGCGAGGACCTGCGGCGGTTCGTGGCGGGTGCGATCGCGGACGCCGATCGTCGCTGGGCGAGCTACTCCGCGTTCGCGGCGGCGCTGCCGTGCTGCGCCTCGCACCTCGGGGACTGCTCCGGCGACGTCTCCGCGACGGTGGCCGGGTTCCCGATGTGCTCCGGCCACGGTGAGGACTGGCTCCGGCGCTGCGGCGTCTTCGCGGGCTGGCGCAACCCGGAGCGCTTCGCCTGGGCGGACGAGCGCCTCGTGTGGGCGGCGAAGGCGTGGCGCGATGGGCGCGTTCCGAACGAGGCGCCGGTTGGAGCCGAGGAGCGCCTGCGCAACCTCAAGCTGTCCCGGGAGTATTGCGAGGCGGACAGCTCGTGCCGGGATGTGTGCGTGCACGAGAGGGCGCGGGCGTGGCTGCGGCGGTTTGGGGGCGTGGCGAGGAGGGCGGGGCACAGTGGGTAAAGCGCAGTCTGGTGACCGCAATCCGTTCTGGAAAGGCGGTCGCGTCATAGCCTCGAACGGATACGTCCTCATCCGCGTCGGAAAGGATCATCACCTAGCCGACGTGCGGGGCTACGCATACGAACATCGCGTCGTCGCTGAGCAGAAGATAGGCAGGCGCCTGGCCGCCGGAGAGCAGGTTCACCACGTCGACGGGAACCCGCTGAACAATGACCCCTCCAATCTGGAGGTGATGGGAAACATCGCGGAGCACATGCTCGAACACCGAGCCCCAGGCGGAATAGCGCTTCGCATGCCCGGCGAGCCAAATCGAGCGATCCTGTGCGGCTGCGGCTGCGGGACGGAATTTCCGATGTTCGACGACAGCGGGCGTCCGCGACTGTTTGTCGCCGGTCACAACTCAGGTCAGTCCGGCGAATCTGAAGCCGAGGTGATACGAGCGCTAGCCCAGGGCCCACTCCATCGCGAGGACATCGCAAGGATAACCGGCCGTGACGTGCACGTCATTGCCTCCAGGCTCACGAAGCTGAAACACAAGGGGATCGCGGTCAACGACAAGGGACAGTGGCGCATCGGAAAGGCCGCTTCATGAGCGACAAGTCCACAATCGAGTGGACGGACGCGACCTGGAATCCCGTCCGCGGATGCACGCGCATAAGCCCAGGCTGCGGTGGCGCTTCCGGCGTCGGCGGCTGCTACGCCGAGGTGATGGCGGCCCGCTTCTCCGATCCGGGCTACTGGGGACACGGCTTCGCGCGCCGCGGTCAGAACGGTGGCCGGTGGACGGGGAAGGTTGCGCTGATTCCCGAGAAGCTGGAACTGCCGATCCGGTGGAAAAAGGGCCGGCGCATCTTCGTGAATTCCACCTCTGATCTTTTCCACGAGAAGCTGGCCAACGAAGAGATCGCGGCCGTCTTCGGCGTGATGGCCGCCTGCCACCAGCACACGTTCCAAGTGCTCACGAAGCGAGCGGAGCGGTTACCGCAGTGGTTCGCGTGGTTCGAGGACTACGCCTCATCTAAGGATGGATTCGGCCACGTCGTAGAACACCAACGGTGCCTGTTTGCGATCCGTCATTTGGCGTATCAGAAGATGGTACCGGACAACAATCGCAAGTTCACGCTTGGCTGCGCCGAGCGCTGGCCACTGCCCAACGTTCACGTCGGCGTGTCGGTCGAGAGCGCCGACTACAAGTTCCGGATCGATCACCTCCGCGCCATCCCGGCGGCGGCCCGGTTTGTATCGTACGAGCCAGCGCTCGGACCACTCGGCCCGCTCAACCTCGACGGCATCGCCCAGGTCATCATGGGCGGAGAGAGCGGGCCCGGCGCGCGTCCCTGCAACGTCGAATGGCTGCGCAGCGCGGTCGCTGAGTGCAGGCGCGCTGGCGTTGCCGTGTTCGTCAAGCAGCTCGGCGCCTACCCGGTCGACAACAGCCGCCGGTCAAGCTTCACGATCGGAACCGACCACGTCCACATGACCCATAGCCGCAAGGGCGGCGATCCTGACGAGTGGCCCGAGGACCTCCGCGTGCGGGAGTTCCCCCGATGAGCCTCATTCGCCGCCTCCGCAATCTGATCCGCACCGCGGCCCCCGACGCCGCCGAGTCACCGCCCGCCCTCGAAACGAAGCGCGCCATCGTCCGCGAAGGCGAAGACCTCCTGCGCGAGATGCTGGCGATCAGGGTCCAGCAGAGCATCGAGCCCCCGATCCACGTCGTGGCTGTAGACGTGATCGAGACCTGCTGCGCTGACCATCGCGCCGTCAGCGTCCGGTGCGTCGACTGCTGTCGATCTGGAGTGTGGGACGGGATCACGATGGCGCTGGCGGACCTCGATCGGTGGTCGGCGATCGAGCATGTGGCGCGGGGGCGGGCGAGCAACCGGGCGGAAGAGAGGCGTCCGTCGTGACCGCATCCGCAATCGCCAACGGCGACGACACCGCTTTCGTAGACCTGTCCACTCCGCCGCGAACACTGGCCGATGCCCTGGCCATCGAGAGGCACGGCCACCGCCATGTCGAGTTCGTTGACGGTATCCCGGTTCTCATCGAAGGGCCGCCCCGGTTCCCGATTCCTCCGTCGAGGATCGTTCGATGAAGCACATGTCACCTCAGCAGCAGCGCGAGACGGTCGTGAAGATGTTCCGTGAAGCATTCCGTCGTACTGCCGACATGGACGAGGCTGCCTGGATGCTCTGGAAGGTAGCAACCGCCGACCGAGACGCCGATGTTGCCGATGCTCGGACGATCGTCGCCAAGGTCGCGGCCAACTACGGCGTCACCATGGCGCAGATCATGTCCCGCCGTGGCCACAGAACCGTATCGGCTGCGCGCCAAGAGGCGTACTGGCGCCTGAAGAACCGGCCGGTCCGGCCACTGTCGTACCCGGAGATAGCGAGCCTGTTCGGACGGAGCGACCACCAGGCGGTCATTTATGGCGTGCGAAAGCACGAGCAACGGATAGCGGCGACTAGGGCGGCGCTGGTCGAAGGCGGCACGGGCGGATCGGACAGGAGCGCCGCATGAAGTTCTGGTCCGTGACATGGCGGGCAGATCCTCGCGCTCGAGCGATCGCTGACCGCCACTACAGCCGCCAGAAACCCGGATCGCCACAGTTCGTGCCGCCGGGCCGCTGCCTCGTGCTCTGGGGTCCGGGAGCTGCGTGGATCACGTCGTGGCCATTCGCCCGCTACGTCAAGCACGAGTGGGGGGGGGGCGTGGATCAATTCGCTGTTCCGCCGCGAGGACGGACCCCAGGCCAGCGACCTGATCCGCGAAGCCATCGCCATCACGCGCTGGCGCTGGCCCGACGTTCCGGACTTGGGGATGGTCACGTTCGTCGACGCAGAGAAGGTGCGCCGCAAGCGCGACCCCGGACGGTGCTACCGCAAGGCCGGATTTCGGCACGTGGGATTCACCAAGGGCGGCCTCTGGACGTTTCAGATGCTCCCGTCGGACATGCCAGCGCCGATGGCTCCGGTCAACCGTCTCGACCTGGAGTGTGCGGCGTGATGTCCGAACGCACGATCCGACTGTGGCGCGACGAGCAGGCGCGCTCGCTCGCAGGGTGGAAGGAGCCCGACGGCTGGCTCGTACCGACGGAATCAGATCCCGAGGAGCGAGAGCGCATCCGCGAACGCCTGCAGGCGCAGGTGTACACGCTGAACAAGGTACTCGGGGAGGCTGGCGCGTGACGCCGGAACTCGAAGCGAAGCTCGCCGGCCGGCGCGTGGTCGCATCGATCAGCGGAGGCAAGGACTCGGCCGCGATGTCGCTGTGGCTGACGGAGCAGGAAATCGAGCACGACCGGGTGTTCTGCGACACCGGCTGGGAGACGCAGGAGACGTACGACCACCTGGCGTACCTGGCCGAGAAGCTGGGGCCGATTACCTGGCTCCGCGGCGAGCGGCAGATGGAAGCGCTGGTCGAGCACAAGGGCATGTTTCCGCAACGCACGCGGCGGTTCTGCACCCAGGAGTTGAAGGTCAAGCCGATCATCGCCTATGTCCATGCGCTCCTCGACGGCGGCGCTTGCCGTGGATCGTGCGGCGGTACTGGCGATATCGGAGGCGGCCCACCGGAGGTCCAGGGCTTCGCCTGCCAGACCTGCAACGGATCGGGGCGCCGTCCGCCGGTCGACGTAATCAATGCAGTCGGCATCCGAGCGGGCGAGTCGGAGGCGCGCCGCAACATGGCTGAGTGGGAATGGTCGAAGGATTTCGACTGTGAGGTGTGGCGGCCGCTTATCGGTTGGTCGGAAGAGGACGTCATCGAGATCCACCGTCGGCACGACGTTCGGCCGAATCCTCTGTACCTGTTGGGCGCCAGCCGCGTTGGCTGCTTCCCGTGCATCTTCGCGCGCAAGGCCGAAATCCGGTTCATCGCCGACCATCATCCCGGGCAGATCGTCCGCATTCGCCAGCTCGAGGAGCGCGTGCAGGCGGCAGCGTTCAAGCGACAGGAAGCGCGTGGAGAAGGCGGCCTGTACCACCCGCCGACGTTCTTTCAGGCGCCCATCCGGGACGCCGAAGGCAAGCGTCTCCACACGCCCATCGATGAGATCGTGGCCTGGTCACGGACATCGCGCGGCGGCCGGCAAGTCGAGCTGTTCGCTGGCGGCGCCGCCGAAGAGGGCTGCATGCGCTGGGGTCTCTGCGACACCGGGAGCGCGTCATGACCTCCGCGCCCAAGCGCCTCGATCACTGGTACCCGTGCCTGCTCAATGGCTACTACGCCATGCCGGACGAAAATCGGCGCGTACGACTCGCAGGCTCCGTCGGTGGCAAGGACATCTACACGTCGCGGGTCGCGTCCACGTCCGGTCGCCTCGTGACGACGGAGAGCGGCAGCGTCTACGAGCTCGGCGAGGCCGATCCGGAGTGGGTGGCGTGGCTGGGGGCGCTTGGAATCGCGCTGGATGCTGAGAGGCCGATGCGGGTCGGAGGCCAGCCGCGATGAGCAACCGCCTGCCGTACTCGGAGTTGCTGCGCGATTCGCGCTGGCAGCGTAAGCGCCTAGCCATCATGCAGCGCGACGACTTCCGCTGCCGCGAGTGCAGGGCGACCGACGTCTTCCTGAACGTCCACCATCGGCGTTACGGGAAGCTTCCCTGGGAGATCGAGGACCGGTACCTGGTCACGCTCTGCGAGCCCTGCCACAAGCGCATCACGGAGTTGATGAAGCGGGCGACCGAGATCCTGTCCGAGCTGAACCTGTACGAACTGCCGATCGCGGTCGCCAGCCTCGAGCGCGTGTTCCCCGACCAGGTGGCGATCAGCCCACGCCCGGACATCGAGCTGCGCAACATCGAGGCTGAGAAGTCGATGCTGCTGGCCGCGCCGTTCTCGCGCGAGGCTAGCTTGCGCATGGAGGAACTCGACGAGCGCCGCGAGCAGATCGTGGCCGCCATCGACGCAGAAACGCAACGCACCTACGGAGCCGCCTGAGTGTTCTTGGAGATCGACGAACACTTCCACATGCACCGCAAGAGCGTGGATCTTTGCGCGCGTCTCATGAACCCAGTGGCCTGGGCGTACGTCCAGAAGCTCTGGGCGTGGGCCTGCGGAAACGCCAAGGATGGCGACCTCACGGACTGCACGCCGGGCGCCATCGAGTTCATCGTCGGGTGGCACCTGGCCGACGGCAAGTTCTACGACGCCTGCGTGGCGGTCGGGTTCATTGACGAGGACAGGGACGACGCCGGGAAGGTGACCGCTAGGAGAATCCACAACTGGATGAAGCGAACGGGCGCGGCGATCGCACGCATGCAGGCGGCCGCCGAGGCGTCCAAGAAGCGGAAAAAGGACTGGAGGGAACGCAACAAGAGACAAAAGGGAACGCGTGACGGAACGCCAGGGGGACGCGACGAGGACGGAACAGAGCTGTTAACCGATGGGACAGACTCCGTTCCGGAACGTGAGAAGAACGCTGATGGGACGCACCAAGACAAGTCTAGTCAAGGCAAGGCAAGTCAAGACAAGGCCAAGCAAGATCAGGGGGGGTTAGATCCCGCCCCGCTCGCGAAATCGTCGCACTGGTCCGCCCTCGAGTGGCTCCGGAAGTTTGGCATCGCGTGGGCTCGGCAGTACCAGACCGCCAGCTACGGCCGTGGAGACAGCGACGCGAAGGCGATACGGGATCTCGACGACCTCCTGGCGACCCTGACCGAAGGCGAGCGCATCGAGGCGCAGACCAACGCCAGCCAGATAATCGGCCGGTACTTGGCGGACAAGGCGGCGGCGCAAGCGAAGCACCCGTTCAAGTGGTTCGCCGAGCGCTTCAATGGCTTGCGCATCCCGCCGGCTGCAGCGCGGCGGGATCCCGTGATCGCGACAGCGGTTGCCGCGTCTGGCGGCCGTCCCTACCTGCCGCCGAAGGAGGCCACCGGTGGCGCTCGCTGAGATCCTGCAACGACTGGCCGATCACCGGCTGAAACCGGCCGGCGACGGTCGCTGGATGGCGCTCTGCCCTGCACACGGAGATCGCACGCCGAGCCTGTCTGTGGCCCGGGGGACCGGCGGTAAAGCTCTCGTCCACTGCCACGCGGGATGTACCGCCGAGTCGGTCATGAGCGCGATCGGACTCGGGATCGGAGACCTGTTCGACGGCGACGACCGCAAGGAGGCCCGAGAGACGCTGCCGCCGGACAAGTGGCCTGTGACCGCCACGTACACGTACGAGGACGCCTCTGGCAAGCCGCTCTATCGCGTGCTCCGCAAGACCAGCCAGGACAGCGGGAACAAGACCTTCCGCCAGGAGCGGTTCTCGGACGGCCGGTGGCTGCCCGGCATGGAGGGCGTGGAGCGCGTGCTTTACGGTATGCCACGCCTGGCGGATCCGGAACTCGCCGACGAGACGGTGTTCCTGGCGGAGGGCGAGCGCGACGCCGACAACCTGACCGCGATCGGAGTACTGGCGACCACGAACGTCGGCGGTGCCGGCAAGTGGCTTCCGCAGTACAGCGAGTCGCTGCGAAAGCGCAACGTCGTCATCCTTCCGGACAACGACGATCCCGGAGAGAAGCACGCCGCAGTCGTCGGCGACGCATTGAATGGGACCGCCGCCAGCGTCCGGGTGCTTCGCCTTCCGGGCCTGCCACCGAAGGGCGACGTCACCGACTGGATTGGGAACGGAGGGACCGCCGAGCAGCTCCGCGCGATGGTTGAACGGTTGGCCAAGGGAGCGTCGTTCATGCCATCGCCGAAGCGGTTGGTCGGCGAGCGCGCCGACCGCATTCACGCCGGCCGACACCTGCTCTCGTTCGGAGTGAAGTTCCTCGACGATGCTCTCGGTGGAATCACGCGCCGCGACCTGATCCTGCTCGGTGCGAAGACCGGTGCCGGCAAGACGCAGCTCGCGCTCAACATCGCGATTGCCAACTGCCGCGCGAACCGCAAGGTCCACTACTTCGCGCTCGAGGCCGAGGAGCGCGAGATGGAGAGGCGGATGAAGTTTCAAATCCTCGCCGATGCCTACTATCGCGAGGCCATGGCGGCAGAGCGGCTGCGATTCATTGACTGGTACAACGGCAAGCTCGATGGCGTGCTGGCGTACTTCGAGGATCGCGCCGATCGAGAGGTCGCGGACCTGACGCGGAACCTGCACACGTTCTACCGCGTGGACAGCTTCACAGGCTCCGACTTCTCGAAGCAGCTCGACGCGATCCGCGAGGACACCGATCTCGTGGTGCTTGACCACTTCCACTATGTCGACTCCGAGGACACGAACGAGAACCGGGCGGCGAAGAACCTTGTCAAGCAGATAAGGGACTGCGCGCTCCGCGCTGACCGGCCCGTGCTGGTGGTCGCCCACGTCCGCAAGTCAGATCCGCGCTATGCACCGCTCGTTCCGACCGAGGAGGCGTTCCACGGCTCCAGCGACCTCGTGAAGATCGTGACCAAGGCGATCATGCTGGCGCCCGACTACGAGACGCAGACCGGCGACCCGTCGCTGTGGGCGACCTACATGCAGATCGTGAAGTGTCGCCAGGACAGCACGCTGACGAGATTCGTTGCGCGCCTGACCTACGACACGCGAATGGATGCCTACCGTCCAGAGTATTCGCTCGGGCGTCTGACCGACGGCGGACGGATGTGGGAACCGATCCCGCCGTACTCGATGCCGAGATGGGCGGAGCAGCATCGGGTGCAACCGGACTTTCCGATCATCGACTGAAAGGACAACCCATGTTCGAGCTCCAGTGCGAAGCCGCGATCGAGAACGTCACCATCAAGGCCAAGGTCGGCAAGATCGGCACCGTCATGAAGCGATGCCGGATCAAGCTCTCGCGCGAGTTCGATGCCTTGATCGCGCGGGCCATCGGCGGTGACGCGCTCGACTTCCTCGAGAGCGTGTCGTCGGGCGCCGTGGAGAAGGTGGTCATGCCGATCGACGCCGTGGTGGCCGAGGGGACGCTGCGAGCGCTCGGCGGCGAGCAGGTCACGATCAAGGCGCTCTACGGCGTGAAGGCGACGGCAACCGCTCCGAAGGAGGATGAGGACCCGCCGCTCATCCGGATGGAATTCGACTTCGGCTACGACGGTGAGGTGTGGCGGTTCCTCGGCGACCACGCCGGAGCCGTGGCGAGCGTAACGATCACGCCGGCGCAGTTGGAGATACCGGGAACGAAGGAAAGCGCCGTCGACCGCGCAGCGCGGGCCTTCGTGGACTCGCTGCCGAAGGGGACGAAAGTGACAGCGACCGTGGCGGGGAAGAGCTTCGAGATGGGCGTTGGCGGCGGAGATCCGGACGACGACGAGGACGAACAAGACGACGACGACCTCGACCCGCAGGACGCCGCAACGCCCGAGGAGGCGGAACGCATCCGCGAGGAACGCCTGCAGCGCGAGGCCGCCGAGGCGCTGGTGGCCGATGCCGAAGGCGACGCTCTGCCGGAGGCCGGGACCAAGCGCGGGCTGGTGGTCCCGATGAACGGGCCGAGGCCGCGGCGGCACGGGAAGGCGAGCTGACCGTGAACGAGTTTCCGAAAGCCGAGGCGGGAGGTGCAGGCGGCGGGGCTGCCGCCGGTGCCGACGATCGCCGTGAGGTAGGCGCTGGTCGACGCGCCGCCGGGGGCCGCGACGGGGCTGATCACCTCGACGCGGGTTCGGCCTCCCCGGTCAAGTCGGCCGTTCGAGAGGCGGCGCGAATGATTGTGTTCGACCGCCGGCGGGGCTGCGACCCGGTGAGCACGCAGCGGTGGATTCGGATCGGGTTCCGTGGGGTGTCGTTGCTCGCGGCGTACCGGGAGGCGAGCGCGATCGAAGGGCAGGCGCACCGATGACCTTCATCGCCGTCTGCGGCGGCCGCAAGTACGCCAACTTCAACGCCGTCCGCTCTGCGCTCCTCGCCGTTCAGCGCGAGCTTGCCGACGAGATCGTGGCTGTGCACGGCGCCGCCACCGGAGCCGATTCGCTGGCGGACGCAGCCGCTCGGCAGCTCGCGATGCAGCCGATCGCGGTCCCGGCATTGTGGAGCGTATGGAAGGACAGCGCCGGACCGCGACGAAACGCAGTGATCGCCAAGCTGCCGATCCGGTTGCTGCTGGCGTTCCCGGGGAACACGGGGACGGCGGACATGGTCGATAAGGCGAAGGCGGCTGGGATCGAGGTGCGGGAATGCGGGTGATCTCGCTGCTGCAACCGTGGGCATCGCTCTGGCTTGCGGGCGCTCCGATCGGCAAGGGCATCGAAACCCGATCGTGGGGAACGAAGTACCGCGGCGTGGTCGCCGTCCACGCGAGCAAGACGATGGACGAGGAGACGCTCAAGCTCTGCTACACGTCGCCCTTCCGGGAGGCGCTCACGTCGCTGGGCTTCGACACCGCCTCGCAATTGCCGCTCGGAAAGGTGCTGGGGACCGTGGTGTTGACGGGGTGCCTGCGGATGTCGCAGACGTACACCCAGGAGATCGTCAACAGGCACCATCAGGACGCGACGATCTCCGTCATCGACGATCCGAGGCTCACGGTTCGCGAGCGAGCCTTCGGAAATTACGCGCCTGGCCGATACGCCTGGATAACGGCGCCCGATCCGCGCGTGCGCCTCGCGGATCCGATCCCCATGCGCGGATCGCAGGGGCTGCGGAAACTGGTGCCCGAGATCGCCGAGCGCATCGCAAGGGCGGATACGGTGCCGGCTGCGCCGAGGAGGTCAGCTTGAGCGCCGCCACCTCCCCGTTCGAGTTCGCCGACGGACGCATCCAGGACGTCACGCACGATCTGGCCAAGCGGCTGGTCCGCCTCGTGCGACTGGTGGCGAAGTCCGGCGTCGACGATCGCCTGATCGAGGAGGCGCGACAGATCGCGTCCGAACTGGACGTTCGGCGCCATCGTCGGATCGGGCCGACGCTGCGCGAGGCGCGACGCAGGCGAACCAAGCAAGGAGGCACGACACGATGAGATACGCACTGTCCGGAACGATCTTCTTCCTGGCCCTGATCTTCGGCATCACCTGGGCCGTCCAGGGCAACGATTTCTTTCTCTACAAGGTGTTCGCGCCGAAGTACGAGGCGGCCCGGCGGCAGACCTTCGAGGAGTCGAAAGCCTACAACGAAGGCATGGCGCAAGAGCTTGCCGCCGCCGAGCTGGACTACGCGAAGGCGAACGCCGAGCAGAAGGCCGCGATACGGTCGGTCCTGATCCAGCGCTACGCCGGATACGACACCACGCGGTTGCCGCCGGATCTGCGGCAGTTCCTCGACACCCTCAAAGGAGACTCCCGATGAAAGCGCTCGCCCGTCTCGTTCCCGCCATCGTCGCTGTGCCGTTGCTGCTGGTCTGCATGGGGGCCAACTCTTGCGACGTCGGCCCATCTGCTGACGACGTTCAGCGGGCGCAGCAGGAGCGGATCCTGCGCGAAGGCACGTCCGAGATCGGCATGCCGGCGATCAAGAACTTCCGCGAGCGGCGCTTGCTCAAGCAGATCCTCGAACTGCGCGACCAGGCCGATCTCGTGACGTACACGTACACCTACTCGGAGATGACCGGGAAGCTGGTCTTCTTCTGCACGAGCATCGGCTACGGCATCCCGTATGCGACGCAGTTCACGAATCCGCAGAAGACGGACATGGGCCGCGAGGGAATCACGACGCTGGCGCAGGCGGATCCCAACGGGCTGTTCTCGCCGGCATCGGCTGAAGGGACCTGGGTCATGTGCAAGGACCCGAAGGCCGATAGCGTGCGCCCGGTGTATGTGGAGCCTCGCGTGGTTGTCTCGCCGTTCGCGCTGCAATGACACGCCTTCAGGCACAATCGACCGTCTCCGGCCCCCACCGCGGTCGTCGCCCCCTCTCCCTCCTCTTTTGCGGAGCCGTGGCGCTGGCGATCTTGGCGGTGGGACGCGTGATGTTGGAGGGGATGTGACAGCGAAGCCGCGCAAGATGCCGCGCCAGAAGCCTCACCGATCGGAGCAGGCCGTTGGCACGCCGCCGGAGTTCATGAACGCTGTCGCGAGCAGGTTCGGTCAACCAAAGTGGGATCTTGCGGCCAACGCTGAGAACAGCGTGTGCGGACCTCTGTTCTACGGACCGGGAGGCAGGTACGAGAACGATTCGCTCTCATTTTCGTGGTCACGCGACCATCGTGGACAACTACTTTGGCTCAACCCGCCATATTCCAACATCTCGCCCTGGGCGCAGAAGTGCGCCGAGGAGAGCGCGAAGGGGGCGCGCATCCTCTTCCTGGTTCCGGCGTCCGTCGGCTCGGCCTGGTTCAACGATTGGGTGCGGCCGTTCGCGTATGTGCTTGAGCTATCGCCGCGAATCCGCTTCCGAGGCCACGAGACGGGCTATCCCAAAGACCTCATTCTCGCCGTCTACACCCGCGAGCGCTTCATCGGCCGTGCTCCATGGCGCTGGGACACCGACTTCGACGGGATGACGACGCGATGAAGACGATCCTCTGGCTCATTTTCGCGCCATCTGCCGCGCCCCACGATCCCGGCCGATGGGGCGTCCGTCCCTACGACATCACCAAGGGCAACGGCTCCGGGGACTGGTGCGGGCCCAGGATCGAGGCGTCCTCTCTGGAGTCGGCGCGGAGGCTCCTGCCGGTGAGGGCGGAAAGAGTGGTGGTTGGGGACGAGATTCCGCGGGTTGCGGAGGCGTGGTGCTAGAGGCGCTGAAGATCGGATCGCTGTTCTCAGGCGCGGGCGGCATCGAGCTCGGGCTGGAGATGGTGTTCCCACGCGCCCGGGTCGCGTGGCAAGCCGAGAGCGACCCGCACGCGCTGGCGGTGCTCGCCCACCATTGGCCCGAAGCACGCCGCTACACGGACGTGAGGGAGATCGACGAGCATGCAGAGCGACCCGACATCATCTGCGGCGGGTTCCCCTGCCAGGACATCAGCCTCGCCGGAAAGGGAGCCGGCATCGACGGTGAGCGATCCGGCCTCTGGTCCGAGTTCGCCCGCGTGCTTAGCGTTCTACGACCCGATCTCGCGTTCGTGGAAAACGTCGCAGCTCTCGTTGGTCGAGGGCTCGACCGCGTACTCAGAGATCTTGCCGAAATCGGGTTCGATGCGGAGTGGGAGACTCTTCGCGCGTCCGACATCGGAGCGCCCCACCGCAGAGAGCGAGTCTTCGTGCTGGCCTACGCCGACCGCGACCGAGTACGGCAGCTCGCAGAATGGGGATCATGGCGTGGGCCGCGAGAACGAACGGCCGAGCGCGAACACGCCGAGTCTCTGGACGATGGCGCGGCACTGGCCGACGCCGATGGCGAGGGACGGAGATCCGGCGCGGGGGACGCCATCGGCAGCGACGGCGGCGGCGAGGTTCCGATCGGGCCGGCGCAATCTCGACGACGCCGTGGCACTGTGGCCGAAGCCGACGGCCGCGGACAGTGGCAGAGCGAGCGGGACCTACGCGCGAGGGAACGCCACGCTGACGGGAGCGGCGAGGTCAAGTTGGCCGACGCCGACGGCTCGGGACGCGAAGGGAACGGGTTCGGAGAACCACCCGGAGCATGGAGGTCCGACGCTGCCGAATGTGGTGCGCGCTCTCTGGCCGACGCCAACGGCAACGGATGCGAAGGCGAGCGGCTCAGCGGCGTACTCGGACGAGAGCGGGCGGCACACGGGGGCGACGCTAACGGACGCCACGGTTCGCTCTGGCGCCACCGATTCCCGCCGGGCCCGGCCTGGATCGCCGGATGGGATGGTCCTCAGCCCGCGATTCGTCGAGGCGATGATGGGGTTCCCGGACGGTCACACCGCCTGCGCCTACTTGGGAACGCCTGCGTCCCGCAGCAAGCGGCGGAAGCGTTCGTCAGGTTGATAGCGCGCGCCGATGGTCGGGAGGCCGCATGAAGCACCACGATCGCGACGTCCCCCACCCGCGCACCAAGCGCGTGAAGACGGTCGAGCACTTCGTCGAGACGGAGCGTGCGCGGAGGCGAGTGCGCAAGGCCGATGGATCGTCTTGGCCGGCGCACGCCGTCGGTCCTGGTGTAGCGCCGCGGCGTCCGCCGATTTGCATGCTGTTCGATGACCTCGCAGATCCCAGCGACCAGCCCGAAGGCGTGTTCGGGATGTACCCCGCTGCCCTGATCCCGAAGCTCCTGCCCTACCTCCGCTGCGCGCGCCGCGAGGTCCTGCACGTCTGCTCGGGCGGGCTTCCACGGGGCGAGGGTATTCGCGTGGATCTCAGGCCGGCAGCCCGGCCAGATTACGTCGCCGACGGCTGCGCGCTCCCGTTTCGCGACGGTACCTTCGCGGCGGCTCTGATCGACCCGCCGTACTCCGAGCACTACGCGCGCGAGCTCTACGGCACGGCTTACCCGCTGCCGTCTCACCTGCTTCGGGAGGCGGCGCGGGTCGTGCGACCGGGCGGACGGATCGGATTCGTGCACTACCTCGTGCCCAACCCGCCGCCTGGCTGCCACCACGTCAAGACCTTCGGGCTGTCGATGGGGTTCGGATACCCGATGCGGGCGGTGACGTTGTACGAGCGCGATCAGGATGTGCTTCCCGGCGTCGGCGCGAACGAGGTCCCGACATGAAGGCGCCGTTCCCATATTTCGGCGGCAAGCGAACCGTCGCGCCCGAGGTCTGGCGTCGTTTCGGATCGCCGAAGCAGTACATCGAGCCGTTCTGTGGATCGGCCGCGATCCTTCTCGCCGCCCCGGCCCCCGCGTCGCTCGAAGTGATCGGCGACATGAACGGATTCATCGCGAACTTCTGGCGAGCGGTTGTCCATCAGCACGCCGAGGTTGCGCGATGGGCCGACTACCCCGTCTCTCACGTCGACCTGCACGCGCGGCACGCCTGGCTGATGGAACGGCGTCAAGCTTTGGCCGCCGGCCTCGAAGACCCTGAATGGACCGGCAACGCTCAGGCAGCCGGATGGTGGTTGTGGGGTCAGTGCTGCTGGATCGGGTCGGGGTGGTGCGAGTGGGATCGCGATCGGCAACGCGGGCATGGGGATTCAGGCAGCGGGCAAGGTCAGGTCCCGCACGTCGGCAACGCGGGCATGGGGATTCAGGCAGCGGGCAAGGTCCCGCACGTCAGCGACGGGGGCAGGGGCGCTCCGTGGACGTCATCAGGAGCCGTCGCAATGACCTGGCTCGCGAAGCTATCCGCCCGCATGGAGCGCGTGCGCGTCGTTCACGGCGACTGGAAGCGATGCCTTAACCACCACTACGGCGGCAACAACACCGCCGTCTTTCTCGATCCTCCGTACGAGGGGTACGAGGGTCTGTACGGCGCTCGTCCGATCGCCGCCGATGTAGCCGATTGGTGCCGCGAGAATTCGGGCCTGAAGATCGCGCTCTGCGGGCACCGCGGGGACTACCAGCTCGAAGGGTGGTCGGTGTTCGAGTGGGAGCGCGAGCGGAACACGTACGGTGGTGACAGCACAAAAGGGGACGAGGCGATCTGGTTTTCGCCATCGTGCGCTCAAGGCGGTGGGCAGCTGGAGTTGTGCGCATGAGACAGCCCCCGATCATGCTCGCCCTCAAGTTCGTCGGCGCATGGGTGATCAGCGACCGCTTCCCGTTTCCTGCCGGAATCGTGGCGTGCTGGATCTGGATGCTGGCGATCGATCTGCTCTGGTGGCAGAGGCCGAGGTGGCGATGAGCGCGAACCAACTAAGCTTCCGCCCGTGGACGCCCGCCGAAGACGCCGTGATCCGCGACCGCTACGTCACCGCCGGATCCGCAGCCGTCGCCCGCGACCTCGGCCGCACCGTCTCGTCGGTCTGTCACCGCGCTCGTCGCCTCCGCGTGCTCTCCCGCCGTCGCTGGACGCCCGCCGACGACAACCGCCTCCGCAACCTCTGGGGCAGCCACCCGGTTGCCCACGTCGCGAAGATGCTGGGTCGCACCGAGGCGACCACGTACTGGCGCGCCCAGAAGCTCGGCCTTCCGCTCGGCTGCCCGCAGGGCATGGAGTACCTCACACACGCGGCAGAGCGGACCGGGTACCAGACCTCTCAGCTCACCCGGATCCTGCGGTGGGCCGGCGTCCCGGAATACCGCTCGGCATCGCGGAAGACCGGTGCCGCGCGACACTTCCACGTCGTCGATCCGTTCGATGTCGACGAGGCCATCGCCGCTTGGCTGAAGACCGAGACCGCGGAGTTCGCGGCGAAGAGTCGGGGCCTCGTCACCGAGACCATGGTGCGGATCTTGGAGCAGTTCGGAGAGGGCGTTCCACCGCGACCGAAGAAGCGGAAGGCACACTGGCGGATCCCGACCGAGGTCATCGACGCCGCGATCGCGAAGCGAGACCAGTACGAGACGCTGTCCGAGGCCGCACGACGGAACGGTATTGCGGTCTGGAGGATGTGGCGGCGGGCGAAGGCGGCCGGCGTGGAGAGACCGCCGGGAACGAAGCTGTGGCTGATTAGGCGGGAGGATGCCGATCGGCTGGCGGCGGAGATGGGCGCGAGAAAGGAGCGGGCTGCGTGACCGCCCCCTTCGCCCTCGTGACCGAAGAGCGCACCGCCGACGTCTCACCCGACAGGCGCTACCGCTACTCGTTCGTCTGGCGCTGGGCAAGCGGTCCCCGCGCGCTGGTGGTCGGAATCAATCCCTCGGACGGTGACACGCACGAGCCCGACGCGACGATGCGGAAGTGGCGCGGCTTCTGCGGGCGCCTTGGCTTCGGAAGCTACGAGGCGGTGAACCCGTACGCGCTCCGCTCCCCGGATCCGAGCGCATTGCTCTCCTGCGACCTGGCCACGGCCATCGGACGGCTCAACGACGCCGCGATCGCTGTCGCGCTCGATCGCTGCGACGAGGTGATCGCCTGCTGGGGCCGCGTCCCGGCGAAGGCGCTGCAGCCCCGGATCGATGAGGTGCGGGACGTGCCGATGAAGAGTGGGAAGCGCGTGCGCTGCTGGGGCTACACGGCGGACCGGCAGCCGAGGCATCCGCTGATGCTCGCGTACGACACGCCGCTCGAGGACCTGCGACCATGACTCCAGCCCTCGTTCCGATGCCGCCGTGCGTGAATCCCCGACGCGATGGCTCGCGCTGCCGAACGTGCTGGTATTGCCAGCAGACGGAGGCGCCGCTCAGAGCGAAGCTCCATGATCCGAACTCGACGCTGGCCGACCTAGTGGATGCCGCCTTCGCTGTCGGGCTTCGAGTCATCGCGCCGGTGCTCGTTCCGATCGGAGGCCCGTACGCTGCCGGCTGGAGGAAGTGGGGAGGACCCAAGAAGTGACGCCGCGGGAGCAGATCGCCGCCGGCCCCAGGTTCACGCTGGCCACCACACCCGACGGCAAGAACGCGCCCGCGGCCGACTGCGCGTGCTGCGGCTGGAACGACTATCTCGACAGGGAGACGGGGCTCTGTCGCGCGTGCTTCCGGGCGTGGCGGTTCAGCGAGGGCGCGAAAGGGGTCCGGTGAGCGCGCGGGCTGCCACGAACGACCGACGCCGGAGCCGGCCGCCGGGACATCGAAGAATCAGCACGCGCAGGCGGGATGCGACGCCAGCGGTCGAGACGCCGGAGGAAACGCCGGGTGGCGAGCCGCCGCGTGGGCCGGACAACCGCCGCGCCCTGCAACTGTCGCTCAGGCCGCCCGAGATCTTCATGCAGATGGATCACCTCCGGACGCTGCTCGGTCCAGCGCCTCCGGAGCTCACCGACGAGGCCGCAGCCCGCGTGATCGCAGTGGTCCGCGAGGGATGGACGAAGCCGCCCAACATCGCCGCTTGTGCCGGTGTCGGGGAGGGCGCTCTGCGCCACTGGCTCCGCCGCCGAACCAAGGCCGAGGACCCGCGCCTCTGGGCATTCCAGCGCGAGGTCGCGAAGGCCAAAGCGGAAGCCGACGAGAACCTCAAGACGTGGCAACCGCGGCTCCGCCTCCGCGTCCCGTTCCGACTGCCGACGATCAAGGGCCACAGCCTCGGCGCCGCGAAGCTGTCCCGGACGGAGCGGGCCGACCGCCAGATGGTGCTCGGCGAGGAACTTCCGCTCCGACCGCCGACCCGCGGCGACTGCCGCTACGTCCCGCGCCCTTGTCCCTTCGTGAGCTGCACCAAGCACCTCAAGTACGACGAGCGGATCCTGGCCGACGGTCGAGGCAGCATCCTGAAGGACAACTTCCCCGAGTTCGACATCGCCGACATGGAAGAGACCTGCTCGAGCGACGTCGCTGACGACGGTCCCCAGGAGGCGACCCGGATCGCGCGGCTGATGAATCTGACCCCGCAGCGGGTATTGCAGATCCAGCAGGTCGCCTTGCTGAAGATGCGGCGCGCGCTCGAGGACAGCATCGGGCGCACGGTGACCTCGGAAGAGATGCAGGCCGCGATCGAGATCCTGAAGCAGGGCGAAGAAGAGGACGAAAAGTAGCCCGCGGAATTTTCATGACGGCCTGGCATGGCTGACCCTGGCCACATGAACCCACGCCCGTTTCTCCTCGCCGCAGCGCTCGCCCTCGCGCTCTCCGGTTCCACGTCCTGCGCCGCCTCGAAGATCCCGCCCGTGGTCGACAACCTCGTCGGCATCGCGGTCGACTGCGGGAAGGTCGTCGCCACGAACCTGCTGGAGACCGAGGCCGTCAAGATCGGCACCGACCTGACCGCGCTCGACTTCACGCAGGCCGACACCGACGTGCGCAAGGACGTCTCCGATCTCGTGAGCCACGGCATGGGCGTCGAGGCCGCCTGGCAGGCCGTCGCGTGCGTCGTCGAGGACGTCATCAACCGAGCGCAGGTGCACAGCGCCGCCACCAACGGTGACGACGAGATCGCCAGCAGACAGATCACGAACGGCAAGCGCTGGATCGACGTGCACCAGGTCGTCTACTCGCCGGGGGCGAGTACCGGGGCATGGTTGGTGCCCGATCGGTGGCGGTGGCCGAGCTGGCGGTTGGCGTGAAGCGCCTCCTGATCGCATTCGCGCTGCTGGCCGCCGCCCGCTGGCTGGCGAGCTGCTACCACGGCGACCCGCCATGGCCAGGGCCGGATCCGACGGCGCCGCCGCAACCGGTGTTCGAGAAGGCGGGACGCGACGGAGGGAACGGCTGATGTCCATCGCTGCAGGAAGAACCACGCGGCGCCTGCTCGCCCGCGGAATTGATCCGGTCGCTGTGGCCAACGGAGGTAAGCGAACCGACGAGATGGTCCATCTGTGGCGATTCGTGATGGGTCGCCGATACGTGCGGGCGGTCGATCTGGTTCCCCCGCCGCGACTCGTGCCGTCACCTGACGAGGCGCCCTACACGAAGGCGAAATGGAGGGTGTTCGTCGGACGAGTTCGCGTCCCGCGCGGAAAGCGATGCGACCGCAGCGCTCAGATCGTGAGCGAAGCGCGCGCCGCGTGCGAACGACAGAAGGCTCCGAGGGCCACAGGATGACCACGCCAGAAATCGGCATCTTCAACCGCTCATCGCTATCCGACCGCGACCTCGCCTTCCAGGTGGCCGCCGTCGACGTGCAACTCCGCGAGCACTTCATCCCGGCGTGGTCCGGCATGCACTGGTACGCGCTCGGCATGGACTACCGACTGCCGGAGGGTGACCTGCCGTGGCCGCTGCAGGCGTTCACCGATCCGAGCCTGCTTCCGTCGGGGAGGTTCTGGCCGCTGACCGTGCTCGACCAGGTGCCGCAGGGCGAGGCCGGCGACCACGATGACGAGTCCGGTCTGATCAGCGCGCGCTGCCTCGCGAACCCCAAGGACCCGCTCGACGCCACCGTGATCTCGCACGAGGCGCTCGAGATGCGCGGCGACCCATCGTGCGACCTGTGGATGCCGACGTCGCCGACCGTGCAGGTGGCCGTGGAAGCGGCCGATGCCGTCGAGGACGACTGGTACACGATCCCGATCGAGCTGGGCGGCGAGCTGCGCCAGGTTAAGGTCTCGAACTTCGTGCTTCCGGCGTGGTGGGTTGCCGGCGCCGCGCCGCCGTACGACTATCTCGGCCTCTGCACGAAGCCGCAGGAGATCCGACCCGGCGGCTACGTCATCCAGCGGCAGGACGGCAAGCTCTCGAACGTCTTCGGCGACGAGCGGGGGCAGGCGCACTTCGAGGCGAAGCGCGTGCGACGGGACACCCGGGTGGCGCTTCGGATCGCGAAGGCGAGCCGATGAGACTGTTCTCTGGCCCGCTCCCCGGACAGAAGGCATTGATCGCCTGGCGCGGAGAAGGTCGATGGCCGAAGGGCAACTGTATCGCCGCACGGGCATCGGTTGCTCTCCGCCGAGTGAATGCACCGAAGGGTTACCGCGTCGGCCTACTGGACTGGATCTGCGTGATCCTCCACCTGCTGATCGCGAACTCGGTTCAGCGGACCTGGTTGGAATGGCTGCGCGGGCAACTCCGGTTCACCTGGCGGCAGTTGAAAGACTGGCGCGCGGGAAAGCAGGTGGCGAGGCGCTGGCCGACGAAGCGATCAGAAAGGCCAAAGCCCGAAGCGGCGTGAGCGCGATCGGAAAAGTAGGGCTGGAATTTTAGTCGGCGCCTCGCGCGCTGAGAATCGATCGGGACAAGAGGCCGCCTCTCGGGTGGCCGAGACCACCAGGAGGAAACGAACATGGGCGCAGCGATTCAGAGCACCGGGACCAACACGGCGGCGGCCAAGACCGCCCTCAGCGTGATCGCGGGGACCACCGTCCGCCCGCGCATCACCGACTTCACGCTGTGGACGACCGGCGCGCCGACTTCGGACGCAGGCGTCGAAGTGCAGGCGAAGCGGTTCACGGCCGACGGCACCGGAACCGCGGTCACCCCTCAGGTCGTCGACCCGAACGCGCCGGCGGCGATCGCTACCTCGAAGTCGG